TTAAGCGAGACAAAACTTTCCATTTACGTAACTCAAAAAAACTTCTAATGGTGTTTGGTAATTTAGTGATTTTCTAGGGATATGGTTTCTTTTGGACGCAACGGATGAGATGAATCCTTGATTGACTTGGTTGAATTCCATTTCTTTTGGTAGTCCATCTTTTCGGAGGAGCCCGTTTGAATGTTCATTTAATCCCCGTTGGGAAGGCGTTCCTGGGTCTGCGAAATAAATATCAATATCATTCGTATTACTAATACTTTTCCAATTAGAGAATTCTTTTCCACAATCAAAGGTAATTGATTTGAAAAGATTTTTGGGTACGGATTGAAGCCATTCATTAATCGAATTTTCAATATCAACTGCCTTACGGCCTTCTGGTTTCAAGGCGATAATGGCTTTTGAAAGTCGCTCAACGAGTGTGATGACGGCACTTTTATGGTGGATGCCGACAATCGTATCACCCTCTAAATGTCCAAATTCTTCTTCGAAAACGACATAATCTTTTTTACGTTCAGAAATATTTCTTTTGAATGCCTGTTTTCCACGTTTTTCCTTATAACCATTTGGTTTTCGTTTTCCTTGCATCGGTAAATGTAAAACATTGAATTCTCCCGTCTTAAACCGGCGATAGAGGGTACTTACTGAACAAGAGAAGGTTCGCTCTGCACGGCCAATAATGACGTCTGGGGTCCAACCTTCAGTTGATCTTTTTTCAATGTATTCTTTTTCCTCAGCAGGAAAAATGATTTCGGTTCTCCCACAACGTCGCTTATTTTCTTTGTATTGTTCAAAGTATTCAAGTGCTGTTCCACCACATTTGAGAAAGTTATAGACATTGTAAATTGTTTGGCGTCCACGTTTAAGCTGCTTCGCAACGATAGCAACCGGAGTTTCTTGATGAAAATATGCTTCTATCATTACAAGCTCGTTTGGTGTAAGATGGGTATAAGTCATTTATGTTCACTCTCCTTGTATGCTTTAGCGGGTATTACAATTTGAGTGTAACATAAATGGCTTTTTTATTTGTCTCGCTTAATTATACAAACGGCGAAAATAAAAAAAGAACAGCGTAAATGTTTTCGAAATGCTTTCGCACCAACATTTACCTGTTCCGTGGGTTTGGCACCCAATGGGCCGTGAGGGGCTCGAACCCGCGACCCGCTGATTAAGAGTTCGTTATTTAATGGTATTTTAAATGAAGATAAGCGAATTTACAGCATTTTTAAATGCTTATATACCGCAAATTATCCCAAGTTTTTATATATCCTACCCGAGTTTATACCCGAAAATATAATTTTTTAGTGTTATTTTATATCTTTTTTTAATAGTTTTTCAAACGCTGTAGTTGCTGTATCTTTTTCTTTGCGTAAGACATGGCCATAAACATTCATTGTAGTATTAAAATCTCGGTGTCCTAATCGTTTTTGAAGCTCTTTTGGAGTCATATTAGGATCGCTAAGCAAATAGGTAGCTGATGTATGTCTAATGTCGTGAAAACGAATGTGACGCAAATTGTGACGTTTGGTGAATCGTTTGAACTTCTTATACAGATAACTTCCACGTGGTAAAGTTCCGTCTTGTTTTGTATCAAATATAAAATAGTGTCTTAATTTCTTTATATTTAATTTCCAACGAATTTTTTTATTCTCTTTGATCAATTCATCTAACATATCAAATAGATAAGCAGGACCGGTTACTATTTTTTCATCATCATCATTTTTCAAACCTGGCAGCAACCGAATATCTGATTTTCCATCCACTTCTGAAATCCGCTGATGAAATCTTATTTCTTGTTTGTCAAAGTCAATATCTTTTTCTTCTAAAGCTGCAATTTCTCCTTGTCTTGCTCCTGTAATAAATGCTAGAACAATTAAAGTTTTAATTTCTATGCTTTCCTCAAATGCTGCTTTTAGCATTGCATGAATTTCTTCTTCCGAATAAGGTTCTTCGATATTCTTTTTTACGCCTTTTTCTTTTGGTATTTTTACATTTTCCACAGGATTTTCTTTAATTGCTCCGTACTCATTTTTAGCCATCAAAAATAAGTTGTTAACGGCGTATAACATACGAAGCTTTGTATTTCTTGATAAAGGTTTATCAGAGTTTCTTCCAGGATCTTTTGTATTGATTCTTTGAGCATTAACAACAATTTTCTTTATCATGTATGGTTTTATATCGATTAGAGGGATAAAATCAAATTTATCAAGAAATCTATTCTCGATCATTCGCTTATAGTTATGATAAGACTTTGGCTCTAAATTTTTTTCGGCCTCTGAAAGCCATATTTTTCTATAAAATTCACCAAAAGTTATATTGAATAAATCCAACGAATCATCGGTCATTCCTTCGAATTGCTCTAACCAGATGTTCAATTCTTTATATGCCGCTCTTTTACTATTCGCTTTTATAGTTTTGCTTTTTCTTTTTGCCGAGCCATCAGGTTTGTACCCTAATACAGCTCTTAGTCTATATGTTTCATTGTCTACTTGTTCTAAGTATCCTGTTACTTCTGACATAATTGAATCAGCTCTCTTTCTCTGATACAATAGGTACTATAAAGAAGCCTATTGTGTAGGTTTGTTTTTTCTTAGAACACGCTCGCTTTGGTCGGTGGGGCGTGTTTTTTATACTAATTAGTTATGAAGAGCAATTGAAACTGTCTCTGTTCCAAAGTAACCTGTTTGTGCTTGCAATACATTATTTTGTGCATTTGCTTGGGCTTCAGAGATATCAAAAACTATTTTACCAGTTTGTTGCATATCAGGATTTAAGCTTTCCATAAAGAAAGAGTTAGTGATATTACCATTTTCATCTTGATTTGCCGACATAGATGCAGCCGAATCAGCTTCGAAAGTTTTTCCATCTGCTTTTAATTTGAAGAATGAGCTATCAACAGTCACAGCCTTATCACCTGCATTTTTTACAGATAAGTCAACTACTAAGAAAGTGTCTTTTGCGTTAGTAGGAAGTACAGATGGGCCAACTTGTTTTACTACTTCAACGGAGTTTACTTTGTATTCCATTTTCCCTACAGCAACGTCATCACCGATTTTATAAGTCTTTTCTTCTTTTGTTGTAGTTTCTTTTGTAGTTTCTTTATTAGTACTTGTTGATGTTGCAGTAGCTGAATCTTTGTTTTCACCGCCACTTAGAGCACCACCAATACCAAAAAACAAAAGTACTATTAATACCCAAAACCATACCCGTTTATAAAACGGTTTTTTAACCTTATACATTTTCCCATCTTGACCCATAACTTTTTTTGCCATTTAAATATCCCTCACTTCTTGTTATAATATATTTGTGATCTCAGAAATGAGGTATGAGTCCGTGTTGCAGCACGGGCTTTTTTTACTGTGCATAAGAGTATTTTTTCTTGAAATATGACTGGCAAACATTAAAACATTCTGTTCTTAACTTATTATTGATAGAGTAGAATTCCATGAAATTTTCTAATTTGAACTGAGATTCATCAGTCAATTCGTTCTCAATAAAGATATTTAGTAAAATCATAATTGCGATTCTATCAGCTTCAGCTTCGAATTTTGAATGAAAAGTTGTAGAGTTATCGTACAGTACTGAATATTCAAAATGTGAAGCAATGAAATGACCGAGCTCATGGGCTAAATGAAAAGCTTCAGAACTGTCTTCGTGTAGTTTTTCATTCAAAAATACTATTCTTGGTTTTGGATAATAAAAACCTGGTTCTTCCATTTCCATATAGATTAACTTTAAATTATACTCACTCAGCATTTCTTTCAACTTTAAATACATACAACCCATCACTCCAACTATTCATTTTCCTCTAAAGCTTTAGCAATTGCAATCGCTTTACGCATTGTCTCCTTAGATATTTCTTTTCCATCAAAAGAAAATACAGTATCATCTTCTGATAAATCCACATGTTTAGGCGTTTCTTTTTCTTCTCTACCTAGAAGATAGTCTACAGAGACATTGAAATAGTCAGCTACCTTTTGCAAATCTCTTGCTTTGGGTTCTGTTGTTTTCCATCGATAGAAAAGATTTTCGCTAAATCCTAATTCTAAAGCGACTTCTTTCATGCTTTTATCTCTTTGGCTAGCTAATGATTTTATCCTTTCAAACAGTGTCATAATAATGTTCTCCAATCCTAAACAAATAAAAGTACACAAAATGTAAATTATACTGTTGACATAAGTATAAGTTTGTATTATTATTTGTTTGTAAGTTAATTTGATAGAAAAAAAGCAAACTAAAAATACACCTTATAGCATTAAGTTTGGCGACCGATTGCATAATAAAGGGTTTGTTGTAGGCTTATTTAACTATGTTTATATAGTATACGATTGTATACTATTAGTCAATAGTTTATACGTTTTTTCTATCATTTTGACTTACAAATCTATATGTAAGGGGAGTGAATAGATGTCAAATCTAGATAACGGCCGTGCTGCAATCAAGAAGTTTATGCGAGAAAACGGAGTAACTATGGAAGATTTGGCTACTGCATATGGATACACACGTGTTCGAATGCAGCAAATTATTGATGGCCATTGGAGTGGACCAAAAGCTAATAAAACTATCTTAGAAATCATCCGTGATTACAGAATTCGATAGGAGGAATTAATCAATGGAACAACTAGCTTTAGTTAACCTCTCAGCCCTCAAAGCTTCTTTGGCAGAATCTGAGATTGCAAATGAAGTGTGGGATACAAAGCAAGCTGCGGAATATTTGAAAACCACGACACGCACGCTAACTAAAGATGCCGAATCTGGAAAGATTCCAGCAGCGAAAGTTGGCAGAGAGTGGAGGTTTAGTAGTATCGCTTTGTATCAGTATCTAAAAGGAGGAAAAACATGGGCAAATTCAACAGAGCACTAGTATTCAGCGCACCGCTAATCATCTACGCTTTAGGGCTTTGGGGAAATAGACAAGCGTTGATAGGAACGATTGTGTACATGGTTTGGATTTTTATAGGGCTTGATGAAGCTGAGTACAGAGCGAAAAAAAGACACGAACGCCAGCAAGCATGATCGTGTCAAGGAAATAAACTATCTTTCTATATTTTACCACAGAAAGGAATGAACCGTAAATGCTAATTGCAACGGATACACTAGACCGCATCTTTTTAAAAGACGAATACAAACTGCGCAATATAGATGCGTCAGGAATTTTAGTATTTGATCTTTATGACAATGGAAAAATTGGTATCTATCAAGCAAGTGATATTGAAGAAACAAACCTTGCTTTCGAGCAAATTGATGATTCTGTGGAATTGGATTTAGATGAGGCAATCCTAGCTTTTGAACAAATTGCAAAATTATTAAAGGAGGCACAAAAGAATGGCAACTCTTTACCAACTCAGCGAGTCATATATCAAAGTCCTGGAACTGGCAGAACAATTGGATGAAGAAATTCTTCGTGATACTCTCGATTCGATTAATGAAGCGATCGAGTATAAAGCAGAAAACTTAGCAAAAATAGTTAAAGAAGTAGAAGGGAAAGCAGAGTTAATCGATAGTGAAATTAAACGTCTACAGGAACGTAAGACATCGCTTTTGAACAATGCTAAGAGTATCAAACACTATTTACAAGAGGAAATGGAAAAGACTGGTAAAACGAAGATTAAAGGCGAATTATTCAACATTGGAATTCAAAATAATCCAGTATCGGTCAATGTAATCAATGAGAACTTAATTCCAAAAGGATTCTTTACCCCTATGCCTCCCAAATTGGATAAAAAGCAATTGAAGGAGGAACTGAAGCATGGAGATATTCCTGGTGCTGAACTCGTCCAAACAAAAGGTTTGAGGATAAGATGATGCAAGTGGAGGTATGAGTAATGGTAAAAAAAATAAAAGCCGAAGATCTATCAGTTGAAAAAGGAACTTACATGATTTACGCAAATCCTGGTATGGGAAAAACTTATTCTTTAGGATTTCTTCCAGGTAAATCATTGGTATTAGATGTTGACGGATCATCATCGACATTGGCAAAGCATCCTAACAAAGAAAATATTGAAGTGTGGGAATTAGATTCTTCTGATATTTGGCAAGAATGGCTTGATACTATTTCAGACTTAGTCGCAAATAAATCTTCCTACGAAAAGCAATTCGACAATATTTGTGTAGATAACATTTCTGAATTGTTCAAAGCGCAATTGGAAGATTTAGGCAAGAAAGGAAAAAATAGTGGTGTTCCTTCTCAAGCCGACTATCAAAGAACAGATTTTATGAATTTGCGAGGTCTTAGAGCATTGAATAATTTAGATTGCCGAATAGTCCTGACTGCATGGGAAACAACAGACACATATACAGAACCTAATGGACAATTTTTTACAAGATCAATGCCAGATATAAGATCAAAAATTTTAAATAATTTTTTAGGCTTATGTGATGTAGTTGGCAGACTTGTAATAAAAAAAGATGACGATGGTAATGAAACAAGAGGCTTAATACTAAAGCCTACTAGTAACGTTTATGCAAAAAACAGATTAGATGAACGTAGTGGGTGTTTGGTGGAACAATTGGTTGTTAGAGCAGGCGGTGAACCGAATGTATCAACTCCGACCGTATCAGATTAAGCTAGTTCAAGAAGCCAGAAAACATCTATCTCAAGGGAAAAAGGGAGTATTGATCCAATCGCCACCAGGAAGTGGCAAATCAGTTGTAATTGCAGAAATTGTTCGATTAGCAACAAGAAAAGGTGGCACAGTACTATTTCTTGCCCACAGGAGAGAGTTACTTGATAACATTCGAGAAACTCTTGAACAAAATGAAGTAGATTTATCAAAAGTCATAATATTGTCAGCTGTAATGGCTAAAAACAGGTTAAATAAATTGCCAAAGCTGTCTCTGATAATTACGGATGAAGGGCATCATGGTAAAGCGAAAACTTATATGGATATTTATAACCATTTTAAAGAAATTCCTAGACTAGGTTTTACTGCTACGCCATACAGACTCAACGGAGAAGGATTTACAGATATATACGAAGAAATGGTAGAAGGACCATCCATACAGTGGTTGATTGATCATCACAATCTAGCGCCTTATCGTTGGTACTCTATTCCTTTGATTGATCGTTCTAAAGTAGATTTTAAAAATATGTCACGTGAAGCTGAAAGTTCTGCGCGATTATTCGAGTCAGATGCCACAATTCAAGGTGACATTGTTAAAAATTATAAAAAATATGCGGATGGTCAACAAGCAATCGTTTATGCTCCAACGATTCAGGTAAGCAAGATGATTGTTAAATGGTTTAACGACAATGGAATATATGCGGTTCATGCAGATGGGAAAACACCTACCAAAGAACGTGATGATATTATGGCAAATTTCAAATCGAAAAAAATCACTATATTATCAAATGTCGATTTAATCAGCGAAGGATTTAATGTACCAGATGTTGGAGTGATTATCCTTTGCAGGCCTACGCAATCAATCGTCTTACATTTACAACAGTCTATGCGAGGCATGAGATATCGAGAAAATAAGACTTCGATTGTGTTAGATCATGTTGGGAACGGAGCTAACTTAGGTTTACCTACTGATGAATTTGAATGGTCGTTAAGCGCTAGGAAAAAGAAGAGTAATGGAAGCAGCAGCGAAGCGCCTAGAATGACTTGCTCAAATTGTGGACAGCAGTTTCTTCTGAAGAGCTTATTAAAGATAGAAAATAAACCACATTGCCCGTTCTGCTTACAAGAAATAGTAAGTGAAGAAAAAGAAAATTCCGTTACTTTTGATGAAGCGGTTCAAATGGTGGAATTGAATGCAGAAAATGCCAAGCTAGCGCGACTTTCAAGAAAGAAATTTTCAAAAAAACAATCTTTAGAATTAAATTATGCGATTGCAAAAGCAAAGGTAAGTTTTGAAGGTAAAGGGAATCCGCTTTTTAAAATGTTTGGCTCACTCACTGCTTATCAAGGACAACATTACTCCATCGATCAATTAGAAGAATTATCGTTGATCAAAGATGTATCAATGGAATCAATTTTAAGAGCTTATAAATGGGCTTTGGAAAAACTCAATTCAAAACAAGAAGAACCCGAATGGGTAAAAAATACATTTTATTAAGGAAGAGGTAATTAATTATGACAGCATTTAAAGTAGATTACAATGAAGCACAAGATTTTGGAGCAGTACCAGACGGAGATTATGAGGTAGTTATTTTCAACGTTACGGAAGATGCCTCAAAAGGCGGCACAGAGTTTATTAATTTTGATATGGTCATCAGAAATGATATTAAACAACCACGACAAAACAGTCATCTTTTCCATAGAGTTTGGAAAAGTAAAGAAACTGGCAAATATAATCGTGGGATGATCATGTCGCTAGCAAAATCATTTGGCCTTCCTGATGGAAAGGAATATCAATCATTCGAAAATTTCCTTGAAGATTTTGCTATGAGACCAGCGAAAGTAAAAGTAAAGAACGAACAATCGGAGTACAACGGGAAAACGTATGACAATACAAATATTAAAAAATTCGAAACCACTAAGTTTCCAGAACTCCAACATCAATGGAAGAAAAACAACGCTGAAAAATCTGTAAATTCCTCACCAGCATTTGATATTTCAGATAATGATCTTCCATTCTAATGAATAATTACGAGCGTATTCCCTTAGAGTTGCGTGAGTTAAATCAGTGGGGGATTTATAAACGCTCATGGAACGAACAACGAGGGAAATGGAGTAAGAAACCTTATGATCCGTTTACTGGAGAATTAGGGAGCAGTACAAATGAGAGCAAGTGGTCTGATTTCAAGACCGCTCTCTCAGCTGTTTCAACTTTTAATGCAGATGGCCTAGCTTTTTATTTTAAACCACCTTATATAGGTATTGATTTAGATGATATAGGTGATGATTTAGAAAGGTATCTTCAAGGCGATGTAGAAAATAACTTAGTTTACGTTTTTATGAATTCTACAAAAACATATTCAGAAATATCAATGAGTGGCAAGGGAATCCATATTATAGGTAAAGCAGCAATCCCTGGAGAAAGACGTAGAAAAGGGAATGTCGAAATGTATACCGAAGGTAGGTTCTTTGCTATTACAGGTAACTTCTTTGGTAATAATGAAGAAATTAATGAGATACCTGAAATCCAAATGAATTTCTTATACAAGCGATATTTAGAAAATGAAACAGTAATAAAACAAGATTTTTCTAAAAGTAATTGGTCAGATGGAAATGACTTATCTGTCAACGAGATCATACAAACAGCGGTGAATTCTTCCACAGGTAATCGTTTTAGATTATTCATGGATGGAGGATGGGAAAAAATATATGATAGCCAATCTGAAGCAGATTTAGCATTTGCAAATGATTTAGCTTTTTGGACTGCTGGAGATTTTCAAAAGATGGATGAAATATTCCGAATGTCTTCGTTGTTTCGAGATAAATATGATCAGAAACGCGGAAAGACAACTTATGGAATAGGGCTTTTAAATAAAGCCATATCTGAGAATACCAATCATTATACTGGCAAAAAAACAGCTGATGATTATTTTCTTTCCATCCCAGGTATCACTGTGGACGAAACTAAACCGACTAAGTTTTATAGCTATGATGATACAGGAAATGCAGAAAGATATCTTGATTTGTTTGGATCATTTACAAAATACAGTTACGTAAATAAATGCTGGTATTTTTATAACGGTAAAAACTGGGAACAAGACAATATCGGTGCCGTTCGAAAATGGGTAGATCAGACTATCGAGATATTCAAAAACGAACCTGTTTCGATACCTAAAGATGCGACTGAAGATGAAGAAAAAGCCTATATTGAAGCAAAAGAGAAACATTTAAGAAGGTCTAGAAACAATGCTGGAAAAGAAGCTATGACACGTGAGTTGAAACACCAAGTAGCGATACTTCCTGATGAATTTGATAGTGATGATATGCTGTTCAACGCTCAAAACGGTTATTTAGATCTTTCTAATGGCATTTTATACGAACACGATATTTCTAAAATGTTCACTCGAATTTCTAACGCTGAGTATACGGATAAAAGTGATTGTCCACGTTGGAAGCTGTTTTTGGAACAGATATTTGACAATAACACTGAATTGATTCGCTATATTCAAAAAGCTGTTGGGTATTCTATGAGCGCATCGATCAGAGAACAAGTCATGTTCATACTTTTCGGTAATGGAAGAAATGGTAAATCTGTTTTCTTAGATATCATTTCTGAAATAATGGGAAGTTATGCCATGGGAATGCAGGCATCAACATTGATGGTTAAACAAGGTGGTAGCAGCGGCCATAACGAAGATATCGCACGATTAAACGGCGCACGTCTAGTAACTTCCTCGGAGCCAAATGAAGGCGTAAGAATGGATGAAGGTTTAATCAAACAACTAACTGGCGGAGATAAAGTGTCAGCATCTTATAAAGGAGGCCACATGTTTGACTATAAACCTAAATATAAGATTTGGCTTGCAACTAATCATAAGCCAATCATCAGAGGAAATGATGATGGTATTTGGCGAAGATTGCCATTAATTCCTTTCACTGTACAAATTCCATTGGATAAAGTGGATAAGAATTTGAAAGAAAAATTGATGCGCGAATTGCCAGGAATATTCAATTGGGCAGTAGAAGGATGTTTGATGTGGCAAAGAGAAGGGTTGAATCCACCGGCCGATATTCAGAGAGCTACAATGGAATATCGAAAAGAAATGGATATTATAGGTGCTTTTATAGATGAATGTTGCGAAACAGGACCTGGTTATTCAATCGGGGCAACGGATCTATTTAAAGCATACGATAAATGGGCAAGAGATATGAATGAACATCCATTCAGTCAGACCCAGTTTGGTAAGAAAGCTGCGGACAGGTTTGAGAAATCAAAATCAAAAGGAAAAGTTGTTTATCGAGGGATTGATTTAAAAAAAGAGTTTAGAGAATTTAACGTATTAGTTCCTGGATTGTGAAACAAAAAAGTTTCACAAATGTGTGTAGGTAGACAGTTGGGTAGATAGTAAGTAGATAGTTTTTTGCAAACTGTCTACCCGATAAAACCTTTGGGGCTGTAAGGCTCATTACTGTTAGGTAGATAGTAGGGATAGTTTATATATATAGTAAATAAAATAATAAAAATAAGGAAATATATAAAAATACAGAAGCAACCTAGAAATAACTGTCTACTGTCTACCCGAACTGGTTAATACTTAGAGCCACAAGGGATAGAGCGATTATAAACTGTCTACCCATGTATATATACTATCTACCCGAGCGGGAGGCGCTTATGACAGCAGAAATTGAAATACAAAATGCCATTCGAAGAGAATTACCAAAATATGGTCATTTTGTTTATAGAGGCAATGTGGGCAAAGTGAAGACGATTGATGGCAGATGGTTTGATACTGGATTGCCCAAAGGATGGCCAGATTTATTTGGATGGACTAAAGAGGGAAAATTTTTCGCCATTGAAGTGAAGAACGAAAAAGGAAAGTTGAGACCAGACCAAGTGAAGTTTGGTGATTTTTTGCAAAAGCAACCAGTCCTATATGGTGTTGCACGATCAGTGGAAGAAGCATTGAAAATTGTGGAGGAATCATCATGACAACAGAAGAAGTGATTCAAATGCGAATTCGAAGCATTCAACGTGAAATTGACGATCTAGAACGAACAAAGGCAGTGATGGTCAATGAAACGGCGAGGAAGGCAATCGATTTGCACATAGAGAATTTAAGAAGGGAAATCCATCGATTGGAGGAATGAGCGTGGATAAGAAAGCGGCTTGGCGAAAATTAATGTTGCTGATTCAAGATGAGAACTGGCAAGAAGATGAAGCAGTGGTTGCTGAAGTTCAGCGTCTAGAAAAGATTGCTAACGGACGTATACGAAAAAAGCCAGACAAAAGAAAACAGCGCAAAGGGAAAATCGTCGTTGTTTTACACGAAGGCAAAATTTTGATGCAAGGAACAGCTAGTGAGCTGTCTGCAGAAACTGGATATACGCGTGGGACTATTCGAACGTACGCTTGGCGAAATCACACCGATCGAAAAGGGCACGAATATAAGTATTTGGAGGAAGAAAAATGAACGAAAACAAATTAATCAAATTGGGTGTAGCAGGAGCAGTAATCGTAGGTATTGGAGTTATCGGAGGATTTAAGTTCTTCGAAAAAATCGATAATGGATATGTGGGTGTGCGCTATTCAATGAACGGCGGTATCAAAGATGAAGCACTGACGCAAGGTGTGAAATTTGTAGGGATTGACAAAGTGATCCAATATCCAATTCGCTTGCAAACTATCCAATCAAAAAATATTTCAGTATCTACAAGCGACGGCAAAAAGACAACGATTGATATCAAATATGACTACAAAGTTGATTCAACTAAAGCAGCAAAAATGTACAAGGAATTTGGGAATATCACTTCGGAAGATATCGAAAGTGGATGGTTAAAATCTAAGCTTCAAAAGGTCGCTCGTGAAGTTTATGCGAAATATAGTCTGCTTGATGTCCTTTCAGGAGATTCCTCTAAAGTTGAAGCTGAGGTATTAACGAACTTTGCTAAATCAGTTGAATCTAAAGGGTTTGAAGTCGAAGACGTAACACTTGGTGTTCCAGATGTCGATAAAGAAACACAAAAATCAATCGATGCGATCATTCGAGCTGGTCAAGAAAATGAAAAAGCGAAGCTAGACGCAGAAACTGCAAAAACTCAAGCTGATAGTGAAGCTTACAAGAAAACAAAAGCTGCAGAAGCAGAGGCAGAATCTAATCGCAAAGTCGCCGAATCAGTAACAGACAATTTGATTCGTTATGAAGAAGCTCAAGCTCGCAAAAAGCATGGATGGGTAACAGTAAATGGAGCAGATACTGTAGTTACGGATGAAGCAGGCAAATAATATGGGATTCTTTATGGCTAAAATTCTCTTGTTCTTAGGTTTAGTAGGAGCAGCATATCTCGTGTATGCGCTCCTTTCCCAAACTGATGACAAAGAAGATGACAACAACGATGAAATGAAATTTTAGGAGGAGAAATAATGGACGAACTAATCACAAAAGTAGAGCAGTGGGCTAAAGACAAGGGACTGGATCAAGCTGATTCCAGCAAGCAAATGTTAAAAACGATCGAAGAGATTGGGGAAGTTGCCGCTTCTCTAGCTAGAAAAGATGAATATGGTTTAAGAGACGGAATTGGAGACGTAGTAGTAACCTTGATTATTTTAGCTATGCAAAATGATATGGATTTGTACGAGTGTCTGAACCAAGCATACAACGAAATCAAAGGACGCACAGGAAAAATGGTAGATGGTGTATTCGTGAAGTCGAGTGATTTGGAGGACAGCGATGAATAAAAAAGTATTAATTGATAAACAAGCATTGATTGATGAATTAATGAAAATACCTGGTGTGGGATCTAATAGTGACGCTTTAGAAACGATTAAACGTTTCCCATCGTATGAACCGCAGAAGCCAGTTGTGCCTAAGTTTGTGGCGGAACTACTCGACTATTATCGTCAGTCAACAGATGTTGATTTATTAGCTTTATTGATAACTTTCCATGATTGGTATTATCGCAAAACTAAAGACGGTGAGCATGAAGAAGCAATTGATTGGCTAGTTGATCATCCTGAAATTTATATGCGTGCATGGCTGTTTGGCTACGAGCTCGAGAAAGAGCCGTTGTATTGCGTAATAATCAATGGTAGATATCTTGTCAAAGTATTCAGCAATACAAACGTTGTCATATTAGTTCCAGCAGATGAATTTTCACAGTACGTTACTCAAAAATTTCAATTAACTGAAAAACAAATCAAAGCAATTGATGAAAGATACTGGCCGTTTGCTGTGCCAGTGGATGAGGTGGTAGAAGGATGAGCGACCCATACATTACTAAATTAGAAAAGTTGTCCGAAGATTTTGAGAAGAATAAAAATAAACTAACTAAAGATAAACTTATAGAACTGGTTAGGTTGGTTATCAGAGGAGCTATTACAAGAGAAAAGGCGCAGCAAAACATAGAAATTTTTGCTCGTAGTGTCCGAGATGGATTAGAGAAGAAAGTTAAACAAAATGAACAACAGACACCGCAGAATAACAAAACTAAGAAAACGGGAACTGAATGTACTAAAGACAAAGTTTGAAAAAGAATATGGAATTTCAGCAGAAGAAACATATAAAGTGGCAAGTCAGTGTGTTGCTGATGCGAGCGGCGCTATTCGTAAGTTTGGAATTTCGATATTAAGTGATGATCGTAAATGGGAGGAAAAAGAATGAAACTAAAAGACGGATTTTACTCCAGCAGTCATGGTATCGGCGGTTTAATGCTAGATATGCCGACAAAGAACCCTAAAACACGTGAGAAACCAAAATTCAAAGTCGGTGACATGGTTCGCTGTGAAGCAGAAGGATTCATCTATCCATTTTGTGGATATGTAGAACATCTCTATAATCACTCAGCAATCATTCGTATTGAAAACACGATGGAATGTGACAAGTGGTTAGCGAAAAGCAAAGAGAATTTAGCAGTAGCGAGATTGGTGGATATGGAGGTTATATAAACAGCGAAAAAATGTACTTCTAAGAGAAAAATTTATTTTTTATAAAAATAGGAAAGTATCATTATGAAAAAGACCACAGAGATAAATAAACCTACCACATAAAAAATGAATATTTCTTGCGATTCAATATAGGTATATTTAACAATTTGTACAATAAAAAATACTATAGGTAAAAAAGATAACATGAGGAGCTTATTTGTTCTAGAGTGTTTGACAAAGTAACAAAATGCGACGATACCAATACAAACGGGAATCCAAAATAACAGCATGCTCCACATAGTCACTCAACCATCTCCTATACGCTTTATTATCAATAGATAATATCATTTTTCGTAATAAAGATAAAAAAATAAGTAAGGCTTCTCATTAAAATATAAAAAAGACAGCCGACCACTGACTGCCTATATAAGAGTATTGAAATAAAAAGCTGCTGATATAATAAATTCCACAAGTTTATTATATCACATAAAGGAGCGGTTTGACTTGATGCAATTGTTACGAGAGGTAGATTTCAAACAGACAAGATGTAATGCGAGAGATGTGCTGAAGAACTTTCGGCGTTTGGAGCGGATGGCAGGTCGCTCTTTGATAGATATTAAGTCGCCGATTATTACGGATATGCCGAAGGCGCCGAAGCACGGCAATAAGGCAGAAGACGCAATCATTCAGATGATGGATATAGAAGCGGAGAGAGACGCGATTCTAGCAGCCTTGATGGCTCTTAGTCTGATTAGTCGTCAGATACTCTACTATAGCTTTTGTGTGCCAGATAGCTTCTCAAACTACAGAATTAGCCGTGAAGTGGGTTATTCAGAAAGAAGTATACAACGGATGAAGTCGGAAGCTCTAATAGAGTTTGCAGAAGCATATAAACACGGAAGAATAATTGCTTATAAATAATTTGGCGGCTTTTTGGCGGAATGATGGCGGTTTTTAGCTATTTACCAGTGATATTATGGTAGTGTCGAAAGATTAGTGATAGGTCTAAGACAAAATAATAATAAAAGGAACATCGTTTTATTATTGTTTCACAATTAAGCTTCGATAGACAGCAACGGAAATATTAAGAATAAGGATGTGAATTTTAACTCCTTCTAAATTGTTCTTATTATCTATCATCCGTTGCTGTCTATTGTTTTTTTAATTATTCACACGATAACTAAAGGTGAGCGAAGAGAAATGATTCCATTAATAATTTCAATTTTTGCGCTTTGTCTTAATGTCTATATGATTGGATTTAAAAATGGGCAAAATAAAAGATAGTAGTAACTAAGAAAGAAATTTTTATATTGTCACTGTGGCGGAAAGGGTAGACGCTAAGCATGTGTGCTAGGTCAATGCTTCGGCAACTATGCAATGTTCGATTCATTGCCAGTGACTTTGGCAACCGAGGCATCGGCGGTTTAAAAATATAGGGGTGCGCAATTTCGTACGCGTTTTGTGCATCGTGTAGGTTGCTATTACATATTAGATCACTCGTTGAGTGGTCTTTTTATTTTAGAAAAGAGAGGATTTTGAAAATGAATCATGAGAAGTTTATCGAAAAATGCAAGGCTATTGTACGTGAAAGAATTGAGAATGAGATTGCTGACCTAAGTGGAGCAGTACCTGAGTTTAGTGTTTTCATAGTCTGGTCATGCAAAACACTACAGAATAGCAAAGCATTAGTCAGCGCTAGCTTAAAAGGAGCACCGTATTTTGAAATTACGTTGAACGGGGACAAAGGTGAAATCTATGTAGATACTTATCTCAAAAAATCAAATGAATGTATCAAAGTCTAGCAGGTGCTAGGCTTTTTCTTTACATAAAGGAGGAATGATCTCATGAAACAATATACCGCTAAAGATTTCGAGGAAATGAAGCGATTAAAGAAGGACTATGAAGAAGTTGATATGGAGCTAACTGTTGGAGTCATTCAACGAAGACTGCGGGTCGGATTAGAGACAGCAAAGGCTATTTACAATGATCTAAATGCTATTGAAGAGAAGAATGGCTAATGAGGAACTACTGGTATATATCGCTAACTAATGAATATCCTCGAACCATTGATGATTGTTCAGTGCGTGTTGTGCGTTCTGTACAAATCAAAGGGAAGTACTCTATTGTCGAAATGGGGAGAGAAGCAGAACCATGTGAGATTGATGCGTGCAAGCTCGTTTATTGCGGTCATGGTTTCTATGATGAACCAAACATTCAAAATAATATTAACAAGAATTTGAGGGATTAGAATGCAAGAAATGGCTTAAAAATCTCCAATCAGGACAAATCAAGTTAGACAAAGTTTCCGATTTAAAGATATTAATTGAAGCAGATCTAATGTTGAAAGATATTGAAAATTAGAAAACAAAACTCAACCTAAGAAGATTGCGAGGTGGTGTGTATTGAATGGCAAGACAACGTGATCCAAGACGTGATGAAGCCAAAAGAATTTGGTTAGAATCCAACGGAGAAAAGCAGTTAAAGGAAATTGCATCTGAATTAAATGTTTCAGATTCTCAGGTTAGAAAATGGAAATCGCAAGACAAATGGAGCGCTGAATTGAAAAGTAACGTTACCAATGGCAAAAGTAACGTTACTAATCAAGGTGGCGCTCCTATTGGTAATCAAAATGCTAAAGGTAACAAAGGAAATAGCCGAGCTTCTCCGCCAGTGGGTAATAAAAACGCTTTGAAAACAGGCGAGTATGAAACCATATTTTTTGAGACACTAAGTGATGAAGAGAAGGACATCTATTCTAGTCTGAATGATAATCCTTCTTTTGTTTTGTCTGAAGAAATACGTCTACTTAAGATAAGACAATTTCGTATGATGAAGAGAATCCAACAAGCTGAAGCTGGACTAAATGATGAAGAAGTCGAACGATTGCAGCAGCTAAGAAAGATTAAAAATCCGATTGAAAAAAATGGTAAAAAGCTAGAAATCAAGCGTGAGGTTATGCAAGATGTGCAGATTAGCAGAAAAAAACATCGCAAAATTGATGATATTCTTTCAATTGAAGATTCATTGACTCGGATTAGCAACCAGTTAGCTAAAGCCATCAAGCAAATGAATGAACTTTATATGAATGAATACAGAACTGATTTAATTAAAGCTCAGACTGATAAGATCCAAGCTGAGACAAATGAAATTGGCGGAAATAATTCAGGTGAAGAAATAGAAGAATGGAAACAGGCAGTTTTAAATGCCGCAAACAAACGGGCGGTGAAAGAAAATGAATAATGAATTTATTCCTTTTGCTGATATTGGTTCTGCCATTGATTATTACTATGATAAACCAGTAGCTTTTTGCCAAGATATTTTGCATTTGAATCCTGATGAATGGCAAGAAAATGTTTTAAATGATTTAGCTGAATTTTCAAAGGTTTCTGTTCGTTCTGGTCAAGGAGTTGGAAAAACAGCATTAGAAGCAGGAGCAATACTTTGGTTCTTAACGTGTCGACCCTACGCTAAAGTAATAGCAACAGCTCCGACAATGAAGCAACTTTACGATGTACTTTGGGCAGAGGTAGCTAAATGGTTAAATGATAGCTTGATCAAAAACTTACTGAAGTGGACAAAGACCAAAATTTATATGGTTGGTGATTCAGAGCGTTGGTTTGCTACGGCTAGAACAGCGACTAAACCAGAAAATATGCAAGGTTTTCACGAGGACCATATGTTGATTGTGGTAGATGAAGCTTCTGGTGTGTCTGATCCAATTATGGAAGCTATTCTTGGTACGCTATCAGGTTTTGATAATAAGCTGTTGATGTGTGGAAACCCCAATAATATTGAAGGTGTTTTTTACGATTCCCACAATTCAGACCGTGATAAATACAGAGTTCATAAAGTATCAAGCTATGATAGTAAACGTACAAACAAAGACAATATAGAAATGATTCTTAAAAAATATGGAAAAGAAAGTGATGTTGCTCGTGTCCGTATTTTTGGAGAATTTCCCAAAGGTGCGTTGGATTCATTTATCAGTCTTGAAACGGTTGAATTGGCTACAGAAAAACAAATTAGTGATTCTTTAGTCAATAAAACAACGGTTGCTCATATTGGTGTTGACGTAGCTCGATATGGTGATGATTCTACGATTCTCTTTCCTAGAATTGCTACCAGGGCATTGGAGTATGAGAAGTATTCAAAACGTAGCACCATGGAAACAACAGGATATGTCATCAACATGGCCAAGAATCTAATGAGTCAATATCCGAGTATTGATAAAGTGATGATTAAAGTCGATGACACTGGTGTCGGAGGTGGTGTAACCGACCGCCTAGAAGAACTTATAGAAGACAAACATTATCCTTTTGAGGTGTTTGGAGTGAATAACGGTTCAACATCAGAAGACGATTTTTACGATAATTTAGGTACTCAACTATGGGGAAACATCAAGGAAATGTTAGAAGAAAATATGACAGCAAATCTTAACGGAGAACAGCCTGTTATTGAATTGCCTTCTGATAGTTCGTTAATCAAAGAATTAAGTACTCGCAAATTCAAAATGACAAGTAGAAGTCGTATACGTTTAGAAAGTAAAGATGATATGAAAAAGCGAAATATTGGTAGTCCCGATATTGCTGACGCACTGGCTTTAGCGTTTTATGAGCCACCAAGTCACTATCAATTTATTCAATTTTAGGAGGTGAGCTTTTGATTAGTACAGTATTATCTTTAGAGAGATATAAGAAGCTACGTGTTAAATATGCAACACAAATTGAAGATGGAATGTTTGATCCGAATGGTTTTATAGAAGATATGAAACCATTTTTTGCTGATCGCGAAAGAAAATATCTAGCTTATACTAGCGAAAAGAATGAAATAGATAATAGACCAAAGCCTAACACTGATATTGTAAAAGTTAATAATAAACTTCATGCTGGTATGTATTCAATTGTCGTAGACCAAGCAGTCAATCATTTTACTGGTATACCTATCAAATGGGATTACGATGTATCGGAACAAAAAAGAACACTCATTCAAAGATTAAAAGATAAATTCTTAAAAAATGATATAGAACTTCCGACAGTTCCAGAAGCTTTTAACAAATTAACAAGCAATCTTGATTCCATGAGATTCGCAATGCTTGATTCTGAAACTGCAACTTTTCAAGGAGCTTGTGGAGTAGCTTTCCGATTGTTAGAGCCTGTGGAAGAAGATGATGGTTGGAAGTTAAGAGCAAGTAATATTGAACCTTGGAGAGCAGAAAGATATGGAAATGCCGGAATCTATATCAAAGAAAAGTATGACTCTTACCAGAAAAAATTTTTTCAAGAAATGAAAGTTATGACAAGAAATAAAATTCTGACATATGCTTGCTATGGTGATTTGAATTTTGTTACAAGCGGAACGTTCAAAAAAATTGATGAGACCGATAACCCTTTGGGGACGATTACCTTGGCAGAATTTAAAAATAATACGAATCGTTATTGTGATTTTGAAGTAGCTGAGGAAATTGGAGATGCAATTGATCGTGCTTTGTCTGATCAACAAAACGAAATCGAACAATTTAAGCTTGCGTACATGCTTGTTACTGGCACAACAATGAGCAAAGGCACTGCTAAAGAAATGATGAATCAGCTAGGGATTATCAACTTAAAAGACCCTACTGCAAAAGCTGAATATGTCACAAAAAATTTAGCAAAAGATTTCAATGAATATCATATGGATCTATTGAAAAAACAGTTTTACACCATTTGTAAAGCAATCGATTTTAACGATGAGGTGTTTAAATCAAACAGTTCTGGAGAAGCTCGCAAGTGGCAAATCATTAGCCTAGAAGCGAAAACAAATACTAAAGAGCAATATTTTAGAGAAGGATTGAAAGAATGCGCAGAAACAATTGCTGCTTTTCTTAAGTTTCATGACAAAGTAGAAATTGAGCCTGAAAAAATTATTTTTACTTTCTCTAGATCTTTGCCAACTGATTTAAGTTATTTAGCTGAAGCTTTACCTAAACTTGCACCATACGTATCCAAACGAACTATTCAGAGCCAAATTCCATTTGTAACAGATGTTGATTATGAAAATGAAATGATGGAATTGGAAAGTGGAAGTGCTTATCCAGATAGTGAATACAATTTTGGCGGAGGTGGCAATAGTGACGATAGAAACGAAGTATTGGACCAAACGTCGAGAACTGGAGGATCAAGCAAGGCTCAAACAAGAAAATCAGACACTTAAAAAATTAACTAGTGTATTTCCTGAAGCACTGAAAGAGATACAAGCAAAACTATTATCACAAGCTGACTTACACAATATCACTTATCCAGAAATGATGGAGTTTTATAGTACAAGTAATCAGAAAAAATATCGTGAATATGTGGAAAAAAATTATAAGTCATTAAAAATGTATGATGCAAAATACAAAGAGTTTATCGATGAATTTTTTCCACCATTTGACTATGCAAAAGTCAATCGCTTATTACAAATACGATCAGATGTATTTAAAATTCTTGCAGAATATGCGATGGATGCAGATGTGAATCAATATTTTTCTGATCGCTTAGAGGAAATTCTTCAAAGAACATATTCTTCTAATGCTAATGTTTTTGTTCAACTTTTAAACGTTGATATACCAAATTATTTACCAGAAAATGAAATTAAACATTATTTGAACTATCCATGGTCAGGAAAGACATTTTCAAGAAGACTTTGGGGAAATATTTCATCGCTTGAACAGAAACTCTCTAATGCTATTGTAAAAAGTGTTGCTAGTGGAGAAGGCGTTATACACGCATTAAACACCATGAGATTAGACTCAGAAATTTGTGACATGTTTAAGTTAGAAGAATCAAAGTATAACAAAGCGATAGAAAATCTCGTTCGAACGGAGTATGCAAAATTTGCACAAGATGGTATTGAAAAATCATATTTAGAAACAGGTATTGAGGAATACAACGTATTGACTGCAAAAGATGAGAGAGTTTGCCGGATTTGTGGAGGAAAGGCAAGTAAGAATCCCTATAAACTGAAAGATGCTGTCATAGGTGAAAATCGAGCACCTTTCCATAGTCGTTGTAGATGTACGGATGTTCCTAATTTACCAAAATTAGGAAAGGATATTGATGAAGAATATGACCGTTTATTTGGCGATTTATTAGATGAGTTTGCACATGATTCTTTTGGAATTAATTTGAAACGGAGGAAGTAGAATGAAAGATTTTTTTGAAGCAGTACTAACAATTAATGTAAATGCTGATATTGCAGAAGCCTACAAAACAGCTATTGAGTCTGAGAACCATCCTAATGGCTTGAGAGACCATTGGAATGGCAATTATGCCTACGTGGTTATTGGCGATCAAACTGTTAATTATCAAGATAATACTCCAGTTGATAAGAATACCGTTAATTTAACGATTCAATTATTATCTCATTCATTACCAAATTTAAAAGAAACAGTTGATTGGTATGAAAAGATGGGATGTATTGTTGTTAGAACTGACTACAAAGAAGGAAAGTCTAGTAATTAGGCTTTTTTATTTTGTCCGAAATGACGTTAAACTAGCGCAATACTGGGCTTGGTTGAATGGTGGGGCGCAACTATTAAAACTCAAAGCAATGCGGGGCGTGAAAACGAATCGTGGGGCGAAAGGAGAATGAGCATGAAACACAAATCATTAATGCCAATGAATTTGCAATACTTTGCCGAAGGTGACGATCAAAAGTTTTCTTTTGATGACTTCAAATCTTTTGTGGAATCCAATGAAGAAGCTCAAAAATTTATTCAGTCACAATCTCAAAGTGTTGCCGACAAACAATTGGAAGCTTGGAAACAAAATAACTTAGATAAAATTAAACAGGATACCATCAAGGAATATGAGGAATCTAAGAAAAACAAGTCACCTGAGCAAATTCAACTGGAAAAACTACAAGCTGAATTTGAAGCAGAAAAAGCGTTGCGTGTGACAAGTGATAATAAAGCATTTGTTGCAGAACAAATTGCTGGATTAGAACTAGATGGAGAGTTAAAAGAGTCTATTTCTCAATTTATGCTAAATAATCTTGTTAGTTCGGATACAGATTTCACTAAGAATGCTGTTGAAGGTTTTACAAGTGTCTTGAATGCAATTAATGAGAAACATGCAGATGCATTAAAAGAACTACAAATGAAGTCTGCATTTGGTGGAACTCAACAATCGAATAACCAGGTTCAGCAGAACAATGAAACATTAACAAATCCAGAAGAACAATTAGGACAAATTCTTCAACAATTTAACTAGGAGAGTGAAAAATTATGAAAAAAACATCTTTAAATAATTTAGAGTATTTGGATATTTCACCAGCGATTAATGCTATGCAAGTACCAAATACACCTTTTTTAAGCTATTTATTTGGTGCTGGAAAAACAGAGCCAGCAAACTCGACAGAAATTAAATGGCGTGAATATGATATCAACAACGATGATTCTTCTGAAAAACTTGAGGGCGGAGAATATCCAGATGCTGAATCAGGTCGAACTTGGTTTAACAACTATACTGAAATTTTTAGAAAATCAACCTCTGTATCTGGTACATTAGATGCTATTAATGTGAATGGAGTCGGAAATGAATTAACTAATCAAGTAGCACTACGTGGTATGGAAATGAAAATTGATTTGAACCGAAAATTGATTACTGGTGTAAAAGCTGATGAAAATGGTTCTAAAGGTCGTCGAATGAATGGGATTTTGAACTTGATCAATTCAGCAAATAAGGCAGAAACAGCCACTGCGGGTGCAGTAACAAGAAAAGATATCGATACTTTATTTAAATTGATGTATGAAAAAGGTTATATGGGAGAAAAACTATGCTTGATTTCTCCAGATATGCAGGAGTTAATGACTGATGAGTTAGATGGAAAATCAACAAAAATTGTTCAGTTCGGGGAAAGAGTAACTTTTGGATTGCAAATTGGAAATATCGTGTCTAATTACGGTACAGGTATTGCTCTACTAGAACCATCATTGCCAAAAGGAACAATTGCCGCAATCGATACTAATTATGTGAAACTACGTCCATTACGTGAATGGAGAGCAGAAGAACTTGCAAAAACAACGGATTCTAGACGTATCGGTCTTGTAGGTGAATACTCTCTTGAATACAATGCTTCAAACTCTGGGGCAATTTTAAATTTAAAGTCTGAATAAAAGGGAGTTAGTACTCCCTTTTTTGATAGGAGGAATTACAGTGGTAAAAAAAGATGAAACTAAAAAAGATGAAGTCGTGAAATATAGAGTAGGTAAAACTAAAAATTTTGTTGGGTTTGTTCATCCTAAAACTCGTAGATTTATCACAGCAGATTCAAATAACGAATTTATCATTTCTATAGATGATAAAGAAGCAATTGCAATTTTGGAAGATGCAATTGATGTTAATGAAATTTAGGAAGTGATCTGATGGATGAATCGCTAAAAACGGAAATCATTGAGTCTACAAAAGAAGATTTTCCAGATTTGAGTGAAGAACGCATAACTAATTTATTAGAAATAATTTTGCTAGAAATTGAATCATACAACACTTGTAAAAATGATATTTCATGGGAAAAGTTAAAAAGCGTGATTAGTGAAGTGTTGTATAAAATAATAAAAAATGAATCAGAAAAAACAGTATCTTCAGTTAGACGTGGCGATACAACGATTAGTTATGCTTCAACAACAAATGATGTTAGTGAGTTACTTCTAGGCTATGGTGATTTGATACGAAGAGTTATTGGTTGTGGAGGATTGGAGTTTTTTTAATGAATGAAGCAGATATTTTAGAAACTACTTATGAAGATAGTTGTATTATTGAAAGACTGACGGACATTGAAGATTCTAATACAAATATTACTATTCAAGATTACAAAAAAGTATATGATAATCCTATTTCTTGCGCTCTTTCACAAGGTCAAATCGATGGACTAGCAGTCATAGAAGATGGAGAGATGGTAAATGTTTCAACTGACACATATAAATTATTTGTTCATCCTAAGATTAAACTAAAAAAAGGAGATCGAATAACAATAACTCAAAAGGCCAGTGGCTTAATTTTTTCTCTATTTGCTACTAAGCCTTTTTACTATCCTAGTCATTGTGAAGTGAATTTGATAGGAAGTGAGAAAAATGGGTAATCTCAAATATGAATCAAATGCAGAAAAGATCATTGAGAATTTTAAAAATATGACTGTAATTGCTCAAAAAGAAGGAATATCCTTCGTTAACGATTCAATGAATAAAGTCGTTAGTTTAGCTAAACCATTAACTCCTGTAAAATCAGGTAATTTAAGGCGAGGATATCGTGTAGTAAAAGCTAGAAAACTATCAAGCGGTCGAATTGTTGGAGCAGTTATAAACAATGAACATTATTTTAAATATGTAGAAGAAGGTCATAGGACTAAAAATGGTGGCTTTGTCAAAGGGAAATTCATGTTAACTCGTGCAACGAATCTTGCAAATATGTCTTATATTCCTCGAAGATTTAAACAAATGGCAATAAAAATCGTTAAGAAAGGAAAGTAACATGAAAGATGAAATCATTGCTGCAATCAGTAGCAAATTAAAAGAAATCTATCCTGATGGGACAATATATCTTGATTCAGTTATGCAGTCAACTAAAGATTTTTATTTCGTTTTATCAGTAATGGAATCTGGAACTGAAAATGTAGGAATTGATATTCAAAATGTTTCTTTCTTAATTGATATTGCATTGATTGATAATAAACCTAATAGAAATTTAATTAATGAATTAGTCTCACGTTGTGGGACTTTTTTTAATACGATTACAATCGATGAGCAAATATTATTTCCAAAAGCCTATTTACCTGATGAAGCAGATGGTGTTCAACATATTCGTTTTACATTAGAATTTCCACAATATATTGAATGGAGTGAAAGATAAATGGGAGAAAAAAGAAGTAAAACCGGAATTATTTCTGTCGAAAAACCTACTTGGTTTCCTTTGGAAGATGAGACAGGGAATTTTCCGGTATATGGTACTGCGTTGCCAATGGGAACAGCAGTAAGTATCAAACCAACAGCTAATTATGAAACAACACAAGATTATGGGGATTCAGTGGTTCAAGATCAATTTACAGCTTTTGGTGGTGCAGAAGTTGAACTGGAAGCAAATGGATATACTCATAAAGTTTTATCTACAATTACTGGAGGGAAAATTGTTAAAGGTGGTGCCTTGCGTTCTGGAGAAGATATTGCGCAAGATGGTGCGTTTGCATATAGACGTAAAAAATCGAATGGGAAATACCGTTATACGGTCTTTTATAAAGGACAGTTTGCTCTAGATTCAGATGAAACATCAACGATTGAAGGAAGTAAAGTAAGTTTTACTCATCCAACTTGGAAGGGTTCATTTGTAGATGTACCAGGACTTGGATATATGTATTCAGTTGATGAAGATGATGAAGGCGTGGATAAAGCAATGATCGGAAATTGGTTTACAAAAGTAGCAATTCCAATTGAAGAAGCAGAACTTTCAGGAGGTACAGAATAATGTCAAAATATCAAACAACGATTAAATTAACGAAAAAAGATGAAGAAGGTAAATATGAGCAAGTACAATTTAAATCTGCTGAATTTTTACCAGGAACAGTTGTAGAAGATGCTGCAGGAGTTATGGAAGAAATGCAAACAGCGACTGATAAACAATCAGTTAAAAAAGCTTTAAGTCGTGCTTATTCATTTATTGCAGATACTTTATTTGAGGGACAATTTACTGGTGAAGATTATTGCAAAGGAATTGATGCTCGTGAGATTGCCTCATTGACAGGAAAATTATTGAAGTCTGTTACTGCAGGTTTTGATGAAACTTATACAGAGACGAAAAAAAAGTAAGTGAGGCGCTCAAGTCACCTTCATTTAAGTATTCGATTACTTACCGAGAATTAGATATAAAGACGCAATTACTCGAAGCAGGTTGGACGTTACCAGAAATTGAACGTACTGACTTGGATGAGTTAATGCGTCTTTTTGCTTTTAGAGATGCGGTAAAAGAGCATGAAGATGTTGAGTACTATGATAATTTCACTCAATTTTAGGAGGTGATACTTTGAATAACGATGACCTAATTCTGAAGATGATACTAGATGAATCTGGTTTTACTGCCGGTATGAATAATGCTGTCAAAAAGTTGAACTCTTTTGATGAAACAATCGAAAGAAAAAGTAGAAATAGTGGCAGTTCATTAGGTAGTATTTGGAAAATATTTGCTGGAAGTTTTCTAGCTAGCGGAGTAACTAGAATCGTAGGAGCTGGCTTTGATCTAATCAAGGGTTCCATAAGTGGAGCGGTTGATCGAGTAGATACGATGAATAACGCTCTACGAAATTTCCAAAATATGGGATTTAGTAATTCAGAAATTATGAAGAATATCGGAAAGAATGGGCTTTTATCTCAAGGTATTCAAGGACTTCCTACTGCTTTGAATGATGCGATAAGTCATGTTCAACTTCTTGCTTCTTCTACAGGTGATTTAACTCGTTCAACTCAAATATTTAAAGCTTTAAATGATGGAATTCTTGGTTTCGGTGGTTCAACTGATCAAGTTAATGAAGCTGTTATTCAATTATCTCAAAGTTTCTCAAACGGAAAAGTAGACGCACAAACTTGGAACTCAATGATCAACGCTCAACTTGGACCTACTCTTTCTGCTATTGCTAAAAAGATGGGAATTACAATGGGAGATCTGAAAGAAGGTTTGTCTCAAGGTAAGATTTCTGTTGAAGAATTCCAAAATCAATTAATAGAAATGGATACCAAAGGTGGCGGAGGACTTAAATCATTAAGTCAAATCGCTAAAGATTCTACTAAGGGAATTAAAACCTCTATACAAAATGCAAAAACAGCTGTTACACGTGGTGTTGGTGAGGTAATAGAAGGATTAAATAAAGCATTAGTAGATTCAGATTTAGGTGGATTTAAGGGAATTATTGATAAAGTGGGCAGTTCAATGGAATCGTTCTTAAAAGTAATTGCTGCAAATATTCCTACAGCAGTATCATTTTTAAGTAATTTATTTAACGAAATTCAAAAATTTGGTTCTGCTTTGAAATTCATGATGCCCTTTCTTGTTCCTGCAGCTACCGCTTTTGGAGCGTTCATGTTTCAACTTAAAGGTATACCAGCAATAATAAAAAGCTTCAATAATTTTAAGAATGCCATAATTGGCGTTGGAAATTCATTAAAGATTATGGGGGCAATAGCTGCTGCTAATTCATTTGTTTTAATTATTGGTGCAGTCGTTGGTGCAATAGCTGTTTTCGGTTACTTTATGGCAACCAATGAAGAGTTTAGAAACAAGGTTATATCTATTTGGAATGATGTGAAAGATTCCGTAATTGGTGTATTAAAAAATATAAAGGACTGGGGAATTGATACTTGGAATTCTGCTAAAGAAATGGCATCAAATGCAGTTGAGGGTGTCAAAGATGCTTGGTCAGGAACAAAGGAATGGTTTTCTAACACCTGGAAAGGTATTAAGGATGGGGCCACAGGTTTATTTGATAAAACAGTAGAGACTTCAAGAAATGCAGTCGATAGTGTAAAAAATGCATGGTCTAATATGAAGAAATGGTTTTCTGATACTTGGCAAAGTATAAAAGATTCAGCCAGAGAAAAATGGAATGAAATTAAAGGTTCTATTATGTCGGTTGCTGGTCCATTGATTACAGGTATAAAGAATGCATTTTTACATGTTACTTTTTATCTAGAGACCTTATGGAATAATTTAGTTGAGATTGGTAAAAACGTCTTTGAGATTTTAAAAAATGTTATACTTGCGCCGGTTTTGTTTATTACCTCCATGATTTCTGGTGGATGGGAAGAAACAAAAAATAATATGATTGCTGTTTGGAATAATATTAAAGAAAGTGCCATAAATATTTGGGAATCTATAAAGAATATATTTGTAAGTTATTTTACAAATATTTATTTTGCTGCACTCAATATTTGGACAGGGTTCAAGCTTACATTGATAAATATTTGGAATGAAGTGGTAAATCAAGCTAAATCGATTTGGTTAAACATAAAGTATTTTTTTATTAATCTTTGGATTGATATAAAATATTTTGCAATTCAGAAATGGATTGAATTGAAGTTTTCTATTATTCAAACTTGGATCGATTTAAAATATAATGCCATTACTACTTGGAATAATATTAAACAGTTTTTCAAAGATACTTGGAAAAATATTAAAGATACGGCATACAATACGTGGATTTCTATAAAAAATACCATGATTAATACATGGAATAACATTAAGGACTCTTTCTGGAATATTGTTACTGGAATTGTTAATTCTGCTGAAAATGCATGGACAAATCTAAAAAATGGTGTTTCAAATGCTATTAATCGGGTAAAAGAAATCTTTAATTCGTTAAGGGAAGTCAATTTATTTGAAATTGGCAAGAACATCATTGATGGACTTATAAATGGTGTAAAAGAAAAGTGGAATGCTTTGAAAGATACTATCAAAGGTATTGCAGGTAATATCAAAAATTGGATTAAAGGAGCTTTAGATATTCATTCTCCATCAAGATGGATGCGTGATATGGTTGGTAAAAATATTGTTCAAGGTATTATCGTTGGTATTGATAAAGAGCAAAGTAAGTTAGATCAAACCATGACAAATTTAGTAAAAACACCGTCTGTTCAACCTGTAGTAAATGGAATAAGTCACCTACCAATTACACAAACAAAGCAAAATATATCTGCTAGTGAAACAAAAGAAATTCATTTACATTTAAATGTTTATGGAGATTTACCTGATTCAATGGTTCGGAAGATTACCACAAAAATTAAAACAGAATTGACAAGACAAATGAAACGAGATGCTGGTGCAGTAGGAGGAACATTATATGCAACTTAAGAGAGGACAATTTTTTATTAATCAACATTATTCTTCTGAATTTAATGTGTATATTCAAAACAGGCCTGCTTCTGTTTCAGCTAGTCGAGTAATTGAATTGAGAGAGCGAGAAGGAAATGATTCTATCATTATTGATAAAGGCTATTACAGAAATGTGACTAGAAAGATTGAGTGTTACTATAAAGCACCTTCAATTGATGTGGTGCAGGAGTGGGAAGATCGAATCACTGAATGGTTAGATATGTCGTCTTATAGTGATTTTATTCTTTACTATGATGAACAATATATTTATCAAGCTGTAGTAATAGAAGGACCTGAATTTAAAGGAACAAGAAAAACAGGAAATATTGTCCCTTTTGAATTTACAGTGAGCATTCGACCATTTAAGGAAAATTACAATGGTAGATTTACTATTCGACAAACAGAAACTTTTGAAATTTATAACCCAGAGAAGTATTCTTCAAAACCGCTTATTAAATTGAGTGGTTCTGGAGATGCTTCTTTTTATATTAATAAGGACAAATATGATTTGAAATCGTTGGACAGAGAATTATTTATAGATTCTAAATTAGAAGAGGCTTACCGAAAATTAGATGGTAATTTAGAACATCAGGATCAAGTCACTTTATTTTTAGATTTTCCATTTTTATATCCTGGAAAAAATGAAATTAAATGGACGAAAAATATTCATTCATTTGAAATAATGCCTAGGTGGTGGAGAAAAGTATGAAACCAAGAATATATAGTCCTACTGAAACAGATTTCTCAACGAATGGCTTAGGAATTTTAAAGGATTGTACAAGATGTGAAATATATGAAGTAGCTAATGGAAAATATGAATTAGAGTTGGATTATCCTTTAGGAACTAGATTTGATGAATATTTTGAAAATGACTATCAAATAAAAGCAAAGCCAAACGATCAAGAAGAGTATCATATCTTTTTTATTGATGATAAAGATATAGATACTTTTTTAAATACAGTAACTATTTATGCTCAGAGTCGTACAAATCGACTTGGAAGACGGGTAGTCACTCTTGCGGAAGTAGACTCTAAAACTGGTCAAGAAGCGATATCAATTATTGAAACCAAAATGGATAAAAAATCTGACATACGACTTTATTCTGATATTACGGCCGTTTCTAGCACAATCTTTGAAGCGAGAAATGTTTTAAATTGTATTGCTGGTGAACAAGGATCATTGCTTCAATATTGGGGTGGAGAAATTAAACGTGAACCATTTAAGCTTTCTTTGTTAAAGCGAAGAGGTCGCAATAATGTTGGAACGATTCGGTATGGAAAAGATATGTCTGGTTTAAAGGTCAAATTAGATTGGACAGGTATAAAAACAAGACTTATTCCATATGCTGATCCTCAAAGTGAGGTAGGTACGACTAATCGAATTTATGGTTCGCCAGTAGATAGTGCCTATATTAATAACTATCCTGATGTGTATACAGAGCATGTTCAGTTTACAGAAGAACAAGGAGTAAAAGACATTAAGAGCTTAAATAAAATAGCTAAAAATTACTTTAAAACGATCAATCCTGGCTGTGATAAGCCTAAAGTTTCTATTACGGTTGAATTTGATAAGTTGACTGATAGTGAAGAAGCGAAAGAATTTGCGAAGATTAGAAATTATGGTCTGTTTGATACATTTAAAATATATCATAAAAAATATAATATTTATCTTGAATCAAAGGTTAGTGGACTACAATACGATTCTTTATCTGAAAAAACTTTGAAATTAGAAGCAGGAGACATTCAAGTTGCTTTTTATCAGCAACAAGCTGTAACTATTCAGGATAAATTAAAAGATTATGCAACGAATAATTATATGAGTGATTTTAATGATTATGTTTCTTCAATGATTACAGGTCAAGGCAGTGCAGGAGGATATGTAAGTTTATGGCCAAAAGAAAAACCTTCCAACATCTTTATTATGGATAATCCAGATTTAGAAAAGGCAAGAGAAGTACTAAGAATGAATAAAAATGGGATTGCTTTTTCTAAGAAAGGATGGCGGGGGCCTTTTACTTCAGCTTGGACATTAGATAGTATATTTAATGCCAATTTTATACAAACTGGATTAATCAAAGCAGATATCTTTCAAAATTCTTTTAACAAGACTGGAGATGTATTGAAATTAGTTAATGGACTACTCCAAATTTGGAACAACAAAAAGAAAATAATGGAGTTAACTAAAAAAGGAATGGAATTTTGGAATTCTAAGGGTTCAATTGGAACGATTGGAACAACTGATTCTGCTGGTAATCCTTTTCCTGGGGCTTCTACTCCAACCCCTATTGAAGATAATTCTTTAGTTATTCGTACAAATGGAGACGGCAAATATATTTTGATTTCTCCTAAAGTAGGAAAAGGATTAGTTTTATTAGGAAATGGTAAAGCAATTTATTTTGGAGACTTAGATGTACAAGGAAAACTTACAGTTAAAGGAAAAGAAATAATTCCTGGACAAGGTGGTGGTCCATCGGGAGGTGGAGAATCTACTGGTGGGTATCCTAGTGAATTAAAAACAGATGCAGAAAAGAGAGCTTGGAGAATTTACGATATTTTGTGTAATAACGGATTTACGAAACAATCTGCATGTGGAATATTGGGGAACATTCAACAAGAAACAGGAGGAACTTTTGATCCTGATACTGTTCAAATAGGTGGACCAGCATACGGATTAGTTCAGTGGGATGGTTCTTCATATCCTCTTGTTGGTCCAGCAACATGGGATGGAAAAGTTTATGTTCAAAACTTATTTAATGCTGCAGGTATTAAAGAACCAATAACGAGCTTAGATGCACAAGTTCGATTGCTTATTTGGACATTTACAAATGGACAATGGATGGGCGTAGTACAACCTACGACGGTTGATGGATTTAAGGCCTGTACTGATCCAAGACAAGCAGCATATGCTTTTGAACGAAACTATGAACGTCCGGCAGCGACACATCCTGAACGTCAAGATTATGCAGTTAACTGGTATAACAAATTTAAAGATTTAAAACCAGGAGGAGCTACTGGAGAAGCAGGACTAAAACATTTAGAGTCTTTGATTGGACAACGAATTGGCAATGGTCAGTGTTATGGCTTGTCTGCAGAATATTCAGGATATCTGGGTGGTTGTGGCATGGGTGCTGGAACAAAATATGGTTTAACTCATGTGATAGGAAATACTTCTGCAGCATCTGATATTGGTATTGCCTATGATTGGTCTGCTGTTGGTTGGAAAGTGATTCAAAACCCTAGATATGATCAATTAGTAGTTGGTGCAATTATTAATTGGGCAAGAGGTGGACAAGTGGGTTCATGGTTTGCAGACGGAACTTATGGACATACTGGCGTTATCCGAGGCTTAGCTAATGGTCGTATGCAAACTTATGAACAAAACACAGAGTTAGGTATGATTTGTGGAAAGTTAGATCGCCAGTATTATAGTGCAAGTGCAATTTCTTCCATTGTCATACCACCAAAATAGGGAGGTGATTTAATGGCAAAGTGGAATGTCATATTAAGTACAACAGAACCCTATAATTACGTGGGGATGATTCAAGTTCGACAAGGCAATAAAAACACTGAAGTTATGGAAGCTACAATTGTCGAAAATGGTCTTCCATATGATTTATCAGAATGTAAGGTATATTTTGAATCAGTTGTTGGCGGAAAATATCCAGTCCAATTAGAAACAAGAATTGTGGATGCTAAAAAAGGGAAAATCAAATATATTTTTGATAAATATTCCATGCAGTGTTTGCATCGACAAACAGCCAATTTCATTATATTTAAAGGAGAAGACTTGATTGGAACAACTCAAGACTTCTCCTATTTTGTCATCAATGCTGTTTCAAAAACAGAAGGAGAAATGGGTTCTTATTGGCAATCAATTGAAGATTTAATTGCTGATATGACAGATTTTATTAATGAAAATAAAGGCGATTTTACGGACTGGATGAATGAAAGGAAAGAAGAATTTGATCGCTGGAGAGAAGAACAGGAGAATAGTTTCCAAGATTGGAGAGAAGGACAAGAATCAGATTATTTGTCATGGTTTGAATCAATCAAGGATATTTTGAAGTCTATCGATCCAGGTGGAGTAATGTTAGCCGAATTAATGGATGCACGTGTAGATCTTCAAGGTGTACGCCATGAATCGATTTCTGAACGTTTCCTATCCGATCTAAATTATTTGTATCAAAAAATGAAAGCAGCACTTTTCACGATTGAATACGGTGAAATTGAAGTGACTGATATTCTTCAAGACGATCTCTTTTCAGATAATCACGAAGTCGAAAAAGTTGGAACTGTAGAATTCCCGATTGAAGAAGGAGCCTTGATCATCGCAACCGTTGATGATCCAAAGCAAAATGTGTTCACTCTTGAGAAAGTCGGGGTGATCTAATGGCTAAAACTAAACGAATGATGGAAACGGATGAAAAAACAGGTGTACAACGCCAATTCTTTCCAATCACACATGCTTCCGCAGTTCTTGGGTTAGAAGAAATAATAGCAGGAGAAGCAACAGTTTTATCTGTTAATGGAAAAATTGGAGCCGTCGTCATTACTAAAGAAGATTTGGGATTAGAGAATGTTCTCACAGAATTACCCTATGCAAGTGAAGAAGATGACGGCATTATCACGGCAGAAATGTATCAAAAAATTTTAAACAGTGGAGAAGGTGACTACGTGTTGCCAGTTGCCACTATCGACCGTTTGGGTGGCATAAAAGTTGGTGAATTATTGACGATTGATGAGACAGGGAAAGTCTCTGCAGTCAGACAATCTGATGTCAATTTTTCGCTGGAGTTAAAAGAAAAACTCGATTCACTGAAAAATTATACTGCTGGAGAAAACATCACTATTGATGAAGATGGAACAATTAGTTCTACAGGTGGTAGTGGGACTGGTGGTGTCAATCAGTCATATGTAGATCAAAAATTCCAAGAAGCTGTAAATCAAGCAGAAAATTACACAAACGAAAGAATTCCAAATTTTACTTTTGAAAAAATTGGGGAGGTATAGAGAATGACAGATATCGTAAAAATAAAACAAAGCAATGTACAGGTTTATCCACAAACTCATTGGAATGCTATAGAAGGCAAACCAACAACGGTGAAGGGAGATAAAGGCGATCCTGGCCAAGCAGCAACAATTACCATAGGAACCGTTTCTAGTGGTTCAACCGCTTCTGTTACGAATGTAGGAACATCATCTGCAGCTAGATTTAATTTTGTTTTACCAAAGGGAGATAAAGGTGATCCTGGAATAAATGCCACAACTACAGCTGTAGCTACAACTACAGCAAATGGGTTGATGTCGTCCACAGATAAAACTAAGTTGGATGGAATTGCAGCTGGAGCACAGAAAAATCCAGGTAATGCTACAACTACGACAGCAGGTTTAATGTCAGCAACCGATAAAGTGAAACTTGATGGATTAGCCAATATTACATTTGAGAAAGTGGGGACGGTTTAATGGCTGATATTGTTCAATTAAAAGAAGACGGAGTTGCTAAATACTTAAAAACGCATGTAAAAGCTATTGATGGTAAAGAAGCATTGGTGCAGACAGATGGAGACCAAGCCATTGCAGGACATAAGAATTTTTCAGGTTCTGTAACAATCAATAATAAACGTGTTTTGACGACTGATGATAACAGATATGAAGTGGTAAATCTGGTTGTCACTAACGGTAATACAGGGACAGCAAAGCTTTATCGTGAAGGAAAAACAGTTTCTATATATTTTGTGGCTTTAAACGGAAAAAGTAGTGGCGGGAATGATTCGGTTATTTTAACTGTTCCAGAAGGCTATCGGACACCAATTAGTTTTGAACAACTGGTTGGGTCAATAGACCGTTCTACTTTGAACAGTGCTCAACTATCTATTGGCGCAGACGGAGCCATTAAATGGAGAAGAAATTCAAGTTATGGATCAGCTTATTCATTTGTTATCACTTATTCAATTTAAGGGAGGAAATCTAATGAAAGTAGTTTACAAATCAATCAAGCCTTACGGATTCGAGCAAATCATTTTGAACAATCAAGAAAATATCCCTGAAAACTGTACAGAGATTAAACCACCAGTTCCTAACTGGAGACCAAGATTTGATTTTGATAAAAAACAGTGGGTTGAGTTAGCTACTGAAGAAGAGAAGAGTGGCACAGCGGTTGACGATATTGAAGATGTCGATCAGTTGAAGCAATTAAATGCTCTACTGACAAAACAATTGGCGATATCGGTACAGGAACAAGAAAAAATGCAACAAATGTTAGCTCAATTGACGATGGAAGTCGCAAGTATTAAGAATGGAGGGAAAAGTAATGAATAGTTTTCCGGGCTTTGAAAATATAAAACAATTTTATGATTGGGGATGTTATACGGACCAAGATTTACTTGACTATGTAAACATGAACTGTTTAACAAAAGACCAATATAAGCAGATTACTGGAAATGAAATTTAATTAAGCACAAAGTTAAATAAAAAGCGTACTCAAACGAGTGCGCTTCTTTGCATAAAGGAGAAATAGATATTGGAAAAATATTTAAATACACTCTCAGTAATGACAGGGGTGATAGGCGGGACAATTGTTGGTTTATTGGGAGGGATGGACAATATACTACATGTTTTAATTTTTCTTGTGGGTGTGGACTTCTTAACTGGACTTGCTAAGGCATGGAAATTGAAAGAAATAAGTAGTGAGATAGGTTTCGAAGGATTGTTGAAGAAAGTCTTAATCTTCGTTGTGATTGCCGTTGCGGTTGACGTACAGAAAATCGTTGGGAATTCTATACCTCTAAGAGAAATAGTTATTATGTTCTATGTTGCAAATGAAGGGATTAGTTTTTTAGAAAACATTTCGGTATTCCTTCCTTTGCCAGATAAGTTAAAAGAGGTATTCCAACAAATACGAAATGATACTGAAAATAAAGACCGAGGAGGAACCAAATGAAAAAGAAAATCTTTGTAGGAGCTATTATAGCTCTTTTTTTATTGCCAATAAACGCCTTTGCTTACTCGATCAACAATGAATTCAATTTGGGCGCAAACGAAGGTAGTTCTCAAGTAGCAAATAACCAATACATCCTATTGCATGAAACAGCAAACGAAACTGCGACAGGACGAAATGAAGCGCAGTACATGAAACGTTCTTGGTACAATGCCTATACAGCGTATATTGTTGGCGATGGTGGGATCGTTTACCAAGTTGGACAACCTGGTTATGTACAATATGGCGCTGGTTCATATGCTAATGCAAATAGTCCTGTGCAAATCGAACTGCAACATACGCACGATAAAGTAACGTTTGAAAAGAACTACAAGGCATATGTTGAATTAGCGAGAGATTCCGCTAATAAATACGGTATTCCACTTACATTAGACACACCGTATAATCAACCAGGAATCAAATCACATTTATGGGTAACTCAAAACATTTGGGGCGATCACACTGATCCGTATGGATACTTATCAGAAATGGGTGTAAGTAAGGAAAAACTGGCTTACGATTTAGCTCATGGATTTACAGACGAAAACCCAACGACTTCTGAGAACAAGCCTGTCATTGATCCAACCCGAGCAGGTGCAGCAAATCCAACTTTATCAGATGGAACGAACCATTCTCACATTGATCAGTTTGGAGAAATCGAAAATGCGAACTTACACGTCGCTGGATGGCACATCGCTAACTATAAATACGAGTATATTTTCATTATGGACTACAATACTGGGAAAGAATTAGCTCGAGTAAGAGCTGATGGAATTTATAGACCGGATGTAAATCAAGCTTATAATACCTCTGGAAACGTTGGCTATCATGTATCTTTTAACATGCGCAATTTCCCTAATAAGAAAGTATACGTCATGATGCGGGCAACGAATGATCCAGAAGGAAACACTAAAGGCGGTGCGCAAGATTTCCATGACAAACGTTGGTATTTAAATATTCCTAAACGATAAAAATAGCTCCTCGTTGAGGAGCAGTACATAACTATATTGACAACTATAAAAATTATTCGATAAAATAGTGATGTTATCGCATATCTTCACTATCACCCATAAATAGTCACACTCCAAGCTATGCGATAACAGGTTTGTTGCCACACATTCTACTGGTTGATTGTTTATGGCTTTATGTGGCAACAACCAGTACCCTTAGCTCAGTTGGTCAGAGCAGACGGCTCATAACCGTCCGGTCGTAGGTTCGAGTCCTACAGGGTACATTAACGTAGCCATTTGAATCGTTCTGTGTTAGAATTTTTTTGAAGAGTATTATACAAGCTAAAGCTTTTCTTCATTGCCACTCAAATGAGTGGCTTTTTTATGTATCCTTTTATGGATTAATGAAAGGATGTTTCACATAGTTATACTTCTGTATATTTGAAAAGTTTTACTTTGATTTTTAAATAGAAAGACATTTGGGTTAAATTGTGAGATAATAATAAAGAAGAGTTTAAAGCGCACCCCAAACCACTTCCCCATAAGTGTGTTACGCTTTAAACTCTTTTATATTTGAAGCCATTAAAAAGCATACCATATTTTTGAAAAAAAGTGAGAAAAAAGGCTTACAATTGGAGTGGTAGTTAATTAGTGACTTATTTTTGATTTTATAGCACTGATACTATAAAATATAGATATCATCATATTACACAATCTTAATACTAACTTAAAAAATATCTCCTTTCACAAGTATGGTGATAAAATTCGTTCCGGGCTACCTTTTTAGGTAGCCTACTTTAATCTTTATACCTTTCTGGATCAACGAAAGTATACTTTATATAGTCATAACGCCGATGATCGCTACGTGCGTCCGGCACGTCAGTCACGATATCAAACAAAAAGTATACACCCTTCTTCATTCTCGTTTTCACAGCAGGAATTTTAAAGTAGTTCTTATTAGAATAATGGAGATTGACTAGCAGGCTAGTTTCAATTGCTAAAAAGACTACTTCAGTATCCCAGACTTTATATAAATCTTTGACAAATTTTTCTGATGGATCGTATTTAAACCAAAGCAGATGTTCCTCTAGCTCGATTGTCATGTTTTTCACCTCAACGAAAGTATACGAACTAATGTTTGTTTTGTAAAGGATAAAAATAGGGTAGCAACCGGTACCCAAACTAGTACCCATTTATCAAAAACGACGAAATTTATGTAAATAGAAAAATAAGAATAAACATTGATGTATCAACATTTATATATCTTTAGAACAAATGAAAAGGGTGGTTCTCATAAGAAAAACATGTTCGCACTTCTAGGCAAACCAGGATTTGAAGACCTTGCTAAAGAATTGAACGAACGCCTGTAAAATAAGGATTTGTCGCTAGATTTAAAAAATCAGTGATAGAAACATGTTTGCTTTAAAATGAAACTAGTGATAGTTTTAGTGATAGTGAACTTAAAAAAAGCACTCAATTTGAGTGCTTTTTTATTGTTATTAAAAATTAAAAAACTAAAATACATACCCGAATTTCATACCCGAAATATAAAAAATGTCATCACGTACATCTTTTTCGAAACTACCGAAGTAGCCAAAGATGTACTGATGACGTGGGTTTGGCACCCAATGGGCCGTGAGGGGCTCGAACCCGCGACCCGCTGATTAAGAGTCATTAATGTCAATTTTTAAATAAAATTAATATGTCTCTTTAAGTATTAAACTATCACTCTTTATCCTATGATAAATCAATGTTTTTTAATATTAGTAGTGATATATTAACATCAAATAATATTAACTAAGAAAGATAAGGAAAGATAGAAATAGGGAAAAAAATCGGAAAAAATGTTGGCAAAAATTTTGATAAATTTACTATAAAAATAACGTCGATGCTTTAATAAGTATCGACGCTTTTTACATTATAGGAAATATATTATGAATGGTGTTTAAAAATTAATAGAATCAAACTTTTGGGCACATTTCACTTGATCTTTTTCTCTTTAAAATGAATAAATGAAGGCGAAGATTCTACAATCTAAATATTAGTAAGTGTTTAGTTTTTACCCGAAACGTATTTTAGAAATTAAATATCAACAAGAAGAAACTCTGTGTAATTCGATTTATACAGAGCTTTTTTTGCGTGTTTTTCTAGGAGGAAAAAATATGGTAAAAAACAAATTTCGCGCAACAGATGTGCTGACACAAGCAACTTTTCATATGCCAAAACTATTCTTTATAAAATCGTCAAAATATTATGCGATGACTGCACAAGCAAAATACGCCTATAGCTTACTGAATGAGTACTTAGAAGAATCCTTAATTGAAAAACGGATTGATGAAAAGAAACATGTCTATATTTCTTATACCAATCAAGAATTAGCCATTTTACTCAATGTGTCTGAAGAAGAAATTGAAGAAATCAAAAATGAATTAGAAGATTACGACTTACTAACAATTGAATTCGGTCGAATTTATCTAAAAGAATTGATTGCTACAATGGAAGATGTTCGTGTCTACCAACACCAAAATTCTTTCTTAATATATGGACAAGATGAGGTGTAATAACGATGGCAACAAAAAGATTTACCGCAACTCGTAAATACAATGAATTATACTATCAATTTCCAAAGGTATTTATTACAAGTGAAAAATATCGCTCATTGTCTGATAAAGCAAAAATCGCGTATATGGTTTTTCGGTCACGCTTAGATTTAGCCATTCAACGAAATCAAGTAGATAGTCAAGGTTTTGTTTATTTTGAATTTACGGAACAAGAATTAGCCAATGCATTGAATTGTTGCAGACGTTCTGTTAATACAATCAAAAAAGAATTGAAAGAATATGAGCTACTAGAAATAGAGGATATGGGATTTGATCAACAAACAGGAAAAAGAAACAAAGCTCGGTTGTATCTAGGAGAATTAGATACGACAGAAAATGATGTGTATTCATTAGGTCCTGTTGACTCAACCAGTGTAGATTCTGCACAAGGAAAAGAAGAGGAGGAATCTGTTGATAATTTAGCGATTTTCGATGATTTTGACGAAAAAAATCCATGTGAAAATTCTGCACAATTATTTAATAATTCTTCTAACAATCTAGATACAGAAAATCTAGATACAAAAATCGATACGACTAGTCCTGTTGAAATGGCTGATGATTGGCAAAAAGAGTTTATTGCTCATTACAGCGAAAGTACGTTTGTTCCGAAAGATGTTTTGACATGGATTGTTCGCAGTTCAGCTGAATGGCGTGAAGCGAAAGAGCAGCTAAACATGATATACGACAGTAAACGAATTATAGAAAAGCGGCAACGAAAGTATAATCAAACACATGGTTTATCTGATGGAAGCGAGTATCGAATTTTAGGGGAAACATTTGCAGAAGATTTAAGCAAAACGTATCAACGGTGTATTCAAAATGAAAAAATTGCTCGTCATGAAGGAAAAGCAATTCAGAATCGAAAAGGATTTTATTTTAGAGCGCTATTGAATTTTTGGGAATGTTGTGTAAGAGAATTGAATCTAGATCCAATGGCAACAAAACTATCAGATCAAGCAGAATATTCATTACTTCAAGCCAAGCGTTCTTGTAGTTATGAAGACCTGGAAACGCAGATTTATGGGCTGTCACAATTGCCCAAAATTTCGATGCATAATTGGTTGGAGGAATTGGACACATGAAAATGACCCCTAATCACTTACGTCATATTTGTTGTGAAGTAACATTGTTTAATCGGCAACGTTGGAAGTTATCGAATCGGATTGTTCGAAGAATCATTGTAGATTCAACAGGGAAAAGCACAGTGATTTTGACAAAAAAATTAGCAACAAAACAAGATTTCCAACTGTTTTTTTCTCAAGTGAAAACTATTTTTTTTGATGGGAAAATTATTGCGAATCGTGGTTGTTCGAACCAGGATTTGATGGTTTCAAATATTGTTTTCTCACGAATGAAACGCCGACAAGACCTATTAATTCAGGCACGAAAAGCGTATAAAGTATTCAAAAAGCAAGAAAAGCAGTCCAGAGGAAAACAAAACGAGCAAATAATGAATAAAAAATGTATCGAAGTATTGAACGGCAAGAACGACCACAGCGACACCAAAAAGAAAGAGGGAAGACATGAAAACTATCCGATTTTACTTGTTTGCCCCAATTGTTTTTCCTGTGGTTTTGTTGGGCGTATTGGTTTTAGAACTTGGAATTAAACTAACAACTATTTATCGACAGTTAAAAAAATAAAACGGAAAGAAACTAGCCTTTTTTGTTTGTTAGTTTTTATTTGAGCTAACAAACAAAGTATAAAATAGCGAGTAGCGAGCGGATAATCGCTATCGAAAAAAGAATAAGTAAGCACACGGACACGAAACGTAAATGCTTTTCAGGAACATTTGATGATGAAAGGAAAAGCTAGCTGGTGGAAGGAATCCCTTGAACGAGGGGAGTAGAAATACTCAAGTACAAACAGGTACTTTGAACAGAAGCGATACACGTAAACCTACTTATTTCTTTTGGGAGATCTTTGAAAATTGGATACAAACAGGACTTTCTAAGTTAATCAGCGTGTCTAACAGGGACTTAGGAAGGATAAACCACCTAAAAAAGTATGGTGAATCTCAAGCGATACGTATGGATGGGTGTGGCACAGAACAAAAAAAGGTTATTTGCGTGGATCAGGTAGTATGAAAAACATATGATGACGAGTACAATCGTCCGCTCGTTTTTCAAGGGAGCAAAGGCACTTTTTTAGAGTTTGGGGTTGCTGACGCTAGAAACCCTGCGAAAGAAAAAATCTGTTAAATCGTTGATGATTGATGAAAACTAGTAAACAAAAGAGGCTAGTTTTGAAAAAGAAAGGAATACTATATGAACAAGAAAAATGAGCAGTGCAGTATCAATCGATTGATGAAAAAACTAATTGTGACAATGGATGAAAAAAAGTATCTGGCGTTTTAAAAGGTGTGACCAAATATGAACTGTATGTGGAACAAGTAAAAGACGGAAATAAAACAGGGCAACATTTTGTTTTGTTTAAGCATGCAGTGAAGTATATTCGTTGGCAGGAATAGGACAGGAAAAAGTTTTGGATAAAAAAGAATAGGAGTGAGGAAATGACAATTAGCGTAGGAAATAAAGTGAAGTATATCGGAACAGCAATTCCACGGTATACAAACAAATTAGTAGTAGTGAAAAACATATTGGTAAACGGTCTGATTCTTGAATATCCGAAAGAGGACAGGAGAAAAGTTGTAGTTGAAGGGAATGGTACTTGGAATATGAATTCATTTATTTGTGGATTTACTGAAGTGGAGGTAACAAATGATAATGAAAATAGGAGTGGATAGAAATGTTGTCTAAACAAGAAAAGAAGTATATTCGACAGAAAATGTATGCAATGATAGGCAATCGAGCAATCACTGAATTAAGTTCAGAAGAGCTGTTACAAGTACAACAATTGGCCCAAATAATCGGTTCGAATTCTATTTTTGATTCGAACCCATTGCCTGAAATGACGTTAGAGACGCTAACTGCTAAAAGATATAAAGAACTTCGTGCAATAGGTTATCGAATGATTGATATTCGACGAGCATTAAGGATTAGCGATACTAAATTTAGAGAATGGCGTACCAGTAACGGCTTAGCTAATTGAGAGAGGAATGAAAGAGGAACTAACAATGAAAAAAAGTTATAAAGTATTTGAGAACAATGAAATAAAAGAACAAGAAGCAATTATTCTATCTGCTCAAACACCAGAAGAAGCATTAGAACAGGCACTCCCTTTCTTGGTAGAATCCCAAAACATAGTTGTGGAAGAATTACCGGAATTTGATTCAAAAATAGTTTTTTCGTTCAATTGTAAGAAAGAATCAGAAATCAGTGTTTCTCCAGAATTTTATTGTCGCAGTGATATATCAGTTGAAGGTCTGGTAATGTGTGCGAGTGCTTTTATTGAAATTTTTGCGAACCATTTGCAAATTTCGGTGAAGGAGTTATTAGACCTATTACAAGAAATAACAAACGAGTAAAGAAGGAAACAAAATGACAAAATGTGAAAGAGTAAGTGTAACCATTAGTTTCATTGCTTTATTATTAAGTGTGATCAGCTTGTTGAATACAGCGATTTTTATAGGACAAGTGGAGAAACAAAAAGAAATCTCACTATCTGAATGGCGGTATGAAGAAGTGAATGAGGGAATGAATAATGAATTGGTTGAAAAATGAAGCAGAATTATATGTTTTTCATGAAGAAATGCAGGAAAAACATTTAGTACCGAATGTAAGAAATTACCTTTTTTGGTTAGAAGAAAAAAACGACGCTCAAGTTTTTGGAAAGAGTGCACAAAGCCCTAAGATAAAACTCCAATTAACTAGTAAACAATGGAATGAACATGAGTGGTATATCTATTGAAGTGAGTCAAAGGAGGAAAAGTTAAGATGCCAGTAAAAGGAACGAGTAATTTTGATTTTGAAATTTTTTATGTAGATGACGAAATTTGTGGTGTATTTAACAAACAAAAGTACACCAAAGAACAAGCAATTGAAGCATGGAAAAATGAATTATTTGATCCAGAAGAAGAAATTTCATTCGTTGTAGATGAATCCTTTGTTGGTTGGTATCATGGTAATGCTGAGGAGGAAGAAGTTCATTATGCAGGTTGGTGGTTAGAAGAAGGGGAGCCTCGAGAGCAATCTGTGCCTGTATGGGTCATTAGCGAAAATCCCTTGGAAGAAATTGAGAAATTAGAAAAATAGTTTCTTCAAAAATGTTGATATTTTCGAAGCGTTTTTATAAAATGATTATGTGATAAAAATAACAAGAGGGTTTTTCCTCTTGCTATTAGAAACTTATTTCAGTGAGTAAGCAAAGTATTGTTCATTTACTTTAGCCAAACCAAACGTATCCCCAATCTTTAACTTGTTAGGGGTATATTGAATGTCAGGAATGGAGAATAAATTTTCTTTGGTATTTGTTACTTTGATAGAAAATTCAAGGTCAGTTCCTTCTTTAGGAGTAATAAACGCAATATTTTTCTTTTCAAATAAGACAGTAGTAATTTGAGAAGAACCAAGATCAATTAAATCTTGTCCATGCGTTTCTTTTAAACTATTTAGTGAAGGATAGACGGAATGATCGCTAGATTGACTTGTAGTAGTCGATTGAACCGTATTTTGTGGCTGTGTTTCTGTTTTGTTGGATACAGAAAAAGCAATAATAGCGAGTACAATCAGTACGATTGAACCAACTGAAACAATGTATTTCTTATTCATAGAACCTCCGTTGTAAAAGTGTTTATTATTGTTTTACTTGTAAATCCAAGACAGAAAACGCCTCATTGACGTTTCTGTCTTTTTTCTTCGAGCTGTTTTGCGTATTTTTCAATATCTTCTCTTAGATATAAGCGAATGATGGAAGGACCAGGTTCGTCGCCTATTTCTAGAAATGGTTTGATATTATTTCTACGTAAAGAGCTAGAAAAAGCATCATAGTTTTGTCCAGTGATTTTGGCAGCTTGTTTACGATTAAGTAAATTATTTTGAGCCCAATCATGTATTTCATTTAAATTATTAAGTTGCATGTGTGACATTCCTTTTAGTTATTTTAGTACCAAAGTTAGTATATCAAAAAATAAAAAAATCTACAAAAAATATATCGACTGATAGACATAAGTTTGGTACTATGTTTTTGTAAATAAATTTATTCAAATCGGAGGCGAAAAACAATGAAAATGTTGAAAGTATTGGCACTAGGAATCGTAGTCGGAGGAGTTAGTCTTGCTGTGGGAACGAATGCTGAAGCAGCAGAAAACAAAGTTTGGACACCTCGTTCGGCGGAACAAATCAAAGCAGAAATTAAAGGGAATGAATACACAATTGTCTGGGGAGATACCCTAAGCGCAATCAGTCAAGCAACAAATATTACTGTCCAAAAATTAGCGGACATGAATAAGATTACAAATGTGGATTTAATCTATGCAGGAAATAAATTAGTATTTAATGGCAATGTAGCAAGTGTACAAAACAGCGCAGGTGAAACTGTGGCTCAAACAGTGATTCAAGAGAAAGACAAAGTTGATCCGAATCAACCAGTAGGACAAGGAACGACTTCAAATACACAAACGACACCAAATACAACGACACCAACAACACCAGCTGGAGATCAAACAGGAACAACTGGTGGTACAACAACGCCAAGTACACCAGAAAACAATGGTGGCACTACTCAAACACCTACACAACCAGGTAATGGTGGAAATACTGGAGGAGAAACAACTCCTTCTAACCCAAGCACAGGTGGAGGAACAACAACGCCTGAAGAACCAAGCAATCCTGGTGGAGGCGATCAAGGCGGAAATGGTGGCACAACGACACCTGAAGAGCCAACAATTGTAGTTGGAGAGATTGGTAATAGTGGAAAGGTATTTAACACTGTAGATGAAGCCTATGATTGGGCTAATGCAGAGGTTAGCGATCCAAATTCGCAGTGGTACAACAAAGGTTTTATGGTGGATGTTATTATTTACAGTGACGGGTCACAAAAACACACTGTAGATTTCTACTAAAAATAAAAGAAAAGTAAGTGGTTGATGAAGACTAGAATTATAAGTTCTAGTCTTTTTTTGTTTTGAGGAGGATAAAAATGTTTCGGTGTCGAAGTCCATAAGAAATTACTTTAGAAGACTGAAAAATAAAATGAAAGGAACGAAAAAAATATGTTTAAAAGAATGGCAACTTGGTTGGCAATTTTCGTTACATTTCTCAATCCCATGTTAGGATCTGTAACGGCATTTGCAGAAACGATAAATGAATCAAATTCTACTGAAGAAGTAATGAAGACTGAAGAATCAAAAAGTAGTGAAGAAGCGATCAGTACTGAAACCACAAGTGAAACAACAGAAGAGACAACTACGCAGGACACGACAGAAGATGTTTCTCCGCCCAATGTAATGACTCAAGAGGTCCCTGAAGGTTATGAGAAATACTTTATAACCATTGAAGATATTCAAAAAGCGACTTCTTTTTCTGAACAAGAACGATTGGCGCAAGAATCTGAAGAATGGCAAGCAATCTTGGAAAAGAATGCACAGACACGTGCTACCAATCTAACATTGACTGAAAATGGTCGTAAAGATGTGAATATGACTCGAATTACTCCTGAAGGAACAATGTATACTCATGATTACATGGTTCGCTGGCAAATTGACGGAGAAGATGTTTTTTGCATTCAAGAAGGCGCAATCACGAGTGCGGGTATTCAATATGATGTGACACCACTCGAAAATTTAATTACGACAAGTGCTATTAGAAAAAAGATTTCTTTAATTGGTTATTTTGGCTACTATTCTAGTGGTTCAATGGATAACTATGTATTAGCACAAACATATATTTGGGAAGTTTTAGGTGGTTCATTTGTTAATTATGGAACTATTGGACAATCTAATTATGAAGCTTTCAAACAGACTGTAGATAGAAAAATAAACAATTTACTTGAAGATCCTTCTTTTGATAGCCAAACAGTGACGGTTAAAGTAGGGGAAGAAGTAGAAGTTAAGGATACAAAAGGTGTGTTTTCTCAATGGGATGGGTCGGTTGTTGAAAACACAGCTAACGTTCAAGTAAGAAAATCAGGAAATAGTTTGTTTATAAAAGCAAATCAAAACTCAAATGACGGACGAATTTCTGTTTCTTCACTGGATCCAAATTCTAGAGGGGTAGGTTCAAGTTTTGCCTATGTAGATCCTGTTGCTCAAAATCTAGGAAAGCTTTATGTGCCAGATCCTAATAGAGCTGGACTAACTATTAAAGTTCTAAAAAATGGCGACTTCAAACTAACCAAACTAGACGCTGTCACAGGGAAAAAAGTTCCAAATGTGACGTATGAAATCAAACGTCATGATACGGGAGAAACAAAACAATATACAACGGATGCCAAAGGGGAAATCGCCTTAAAAGAAATCCCTGCATTCTATGAAAAAGACGGAAAATATGTTCAAAATAAATTGGATGTCAAAGAAGTCAAAGCACCAGCTGGGTATATTCTAGACAAACAAACTCATACGATTACGATTGAACCAAACAAAGAAGTGACGTTAACTGCAAAAAATGACTTACAACAGTTCATTCCAGAAGGAAAGAAAGTCAAAGAAGTCTATAATGCGGAAGAATCCTGGAATCAAGGCAAACCTGTTTATGATACCGTTCCTGCAGAAAATATCGAATTTGATATTATCGCCAAAACAGATATTACTGCGCCAGATAAAGAAACAGTCCTTGTGAAAAAAGGAGAAGTCTTGGATTCAGTAAAAACTGACAAAGACGGACACTGGAAGGCAAACAAAAAATTCTACAATGGCGATCAAAACAAATACCAATTGATTGAAAAAAATGTGCCAGACAACTACCGTCAACCTTCTGAAGAACAAACCACGTTCTCTGTGGCCTATGGCGATAACACGACGCCTGTGCTTACGTTTGAATTAGATGTGATTGACAACTTGTTAAAAACGGGTGAAGTAGACTTCAATAAAGTCGATTCAATCAATCATCTACAATTACCAGGAGCGAAATTCCTGATTGAAGGTATGACTGCACATAATAAAAATGTGTCCTTTGTGTATGAAACAAAAGAAGAACCAGAAAAACTAAAATTACCAGACGGTACGTATAAATTTACGGAAATTGTGTTCCCTGAGCATTATGGGCAAGCGTCAGGACAAACAGAAACGATTTTAGTAACGGTCAAAGACGGAGAAGTACAACCAATTACTGTGAAAAACGAAGAAATCGTGGTTCCAGAAGAAGACCAACCAGAAATTTCTACTTTGTTTGTGACAACGACAGGTGGAAAAGATTTCAACCCGAAAAAAGACCAAGAATTAGTGGATAAAGTGTCCCAAGTATTCCCTAAATCTGCGGTTGGGACAGAGAAATATTGGGTGACGCAATTCCATAAAATTACTGCCGATGGAAAAGTCACTGTATTAGATACGGTAAAAGAAACACGAAAAGTGACCGATGAAAAAGAAACATTTGATGTGACGTTCAACTACAAAGCAGACATGGTTTCAGACGGTGACACGATTGTCGCAACGCACATTGTCTATAACGACAAAGAAGAGGAAGAAGAATTCGCTCGTCATTTTGATTTAACCAATAAAGATCAAACAGTGACTGCGAAAGAACCAAAAATCGAAACACGCTTTATTACAGTGAATGGCGACCAAACATTTGATCCAGACAAAGACCAAGAGTTGATCGATCATGTATCGCAAGAATTTCCAGAATCTACGGTAGGGGAAACCAAATACTGGGTGACTCAATTCCATAAGATTGATAAAAATGGAAAAGATACAGTCGTTGGTACGGTAGAAACTGCACGTAAAGTTTCTAAAGCGTCTGAAGAGTTTAAAGTATCCTTTGACTACAAAGCAGGCACGTTAAAAGACGGGGAGAAATTGGTCGCAACTCATATTGTCTATAAGGATAAAGACCATAAAGAGGAAGAAGCACGTCACTTTGATTTGAAGAATGAAAAACAAACATTGACAGCAAAAGGCATTAAAAAAGAAACGCCGACAACCCCTGTCAAACAAACGCCGACGAGCACACCAAAACAAAGCTTACCAAAAACAGGAGAAACAGTGAACGATGTGTTAATTGCATTGGGACTGTTTCTTTTTGTTGGTGTGGGGGCTGTTCTGGTTCGTCGTAAAATGAAACAAAGCAATTAAAGTATGACTAGAGACAGCAATCAGCTGTCTCTAGATGATTGATTGAAGAATGGAGGCAATCTTGTGAAAAAAACGAGTAAATGTTTATCTGCTTTGTTATTAGTAGGTCAAGTATTTGGGTATACGCCAGCGGTTTTGGCTAATGAACAAGGCAACAATCAACTGACAAATTCGCAATCTGCAACGATCACTGAAGAAACGACAACAAATTCCACTGGAGAAGAAAATCAACCAGAAACACCGACTGAAGATACAATAGATACACCAGATAATCCAGAAATGAACGCTCCACCAACAGGTTCTGAAGAACAACCAGAAACACCGAATCAACCAGACAAACCAGAAGACAATCAACAACCTGAGGAGGAACCGTCAGAAGAACCAAATGAGCAACCTTCTGATGAAAGCTCACAGACTCCTCAAAAACCAAGTACCGAAACAGAAGCGGAACCGCCAACAAAAACGGAACGCCCACAAAAGGCACCTGAACAGAGTGTGACTGTACCTATGAATGACGTACCGCAGGCACAATCAATCGGTTCAGAAGAGACAAAAAACTACCACCAAGCACCAAGCGCACCGATACAAGAATTAGTCCCTTCCAGCACACAAGATAACGAAGGGACTATTCATTTTGAAAAAGACGCGTCTGTAGAAACGTTTATCCGTAAAATCGGTGAATCTGCTCGTAAAATTGGACAAGAAAATGATTTATACGCTTCTGTTATGATCGCGCAAGCCATTTTAGAATCCGCAAGCGGACAAAGTCAATTGGCTCAGGCACCAAACTACAATCTATTTGGAATCAAAGGCACACATAACGGAAAGGGCGTCTCTTTTGCGACACAAGAAGATTTAGGCAATGGGACACTTTATACGACCCAAGCAACTTTTCGGCAATATGAGAGCTATGAAGAAAGCTTAAAAGACTATGCCAAACTGTTAAAAGAAGGCTTAGTTGGAAATACCTCTTTTTATGATGGTGTTTGGAAAAGTAAGGCAAAAACCTATCAGGAAGCGACTAAATTTTTAACAGGAAGATACGCAACAGACACTAGCTACGATAAAAAATTAAATGGGTTAATCGAAACCTATGACTTAATCAAATATGATAAAGAAGTAGCTGGTCCACAACTAAGCAAAGAAGGCTATATGGTACCTCTAAAAAATTATTCAATTTCTAGTTCCTTCGGTTGGCGAGGAGAAGAATTTCATAGAGGATTAGACATGGCAGCCAATCAAGGAGAACCAATCTATGCGAGCAAGGCAGGAACGGTCATAGAAGCTTCGTATCATACTTTGTCAGGAAATTATGTCACAATTGAGCATGAAGACGGAAGTGTGGCTCTTTATGCGCACCAACAGGAATATTGCGTGAACGTAGGACAAACAGTTGAACAAGGACAAATTATTGGTTATGTGGGTTCAACAGGAAATAGTACAGGACCACATTTACATTTAGAACTTGCCTTAGATGGTAGTTTAACAAAAGACAAATTAATCAACCCAGAAACAGTCTTATTCTAAAGAATAAGGCTGTTTCTGATAAGGAGTGGTATAGAAAATGTGGTTACTTTTTAAATATTTGATATATTTGTATCTCTCATTTTCGTTTTTTAATTTGAAATCTCGTATCTATCTAGAACGTAGTTTATTAAATATAGTATTAGGAATATTTTTTATCGTTTGGGTCTTCATTGACTTATTTCTTTACTCAAACGATTTTTATTTTATTTATAAAGAATTTAAAAATCAGTAATTGCTTGGAGAGTTAACATATATTGCATAAAAAGGCAAAGTATGTACATGGTATTTATCGTGTTCATACTTTGCCTTTTTATGGCGAAATTTTTTAGAAAGGAGGAAAAAATTTTGTTATTTGTAAGTGGATTTCTAGCTGGTGGTGTATTGGCCACCTTTTTTATGGCAAGTTTCATTGTTAGTAAAACAGAAGAAACTAGAATCAAAAATAAACATTAGAAAGGACAAAGATATGATCACAAATTATAAAAAATTTTGGCAGAATAGCTTTAATTACAAAGGGAAAGCCACAAGAAAAGAGTATTGGCTCGTTGCGTTAATGAATGCCCTCATTGGGTTTGGCCTAGGCTTAGCGATTGGACTAGCAGGAGCGTTGAATGCTTCTGAAACAATAATTGGTTGTTTGATAGGCGTATTGATTGTGTATTGTTTCGTAGTTCTTGTCCCGTCTCTTTCTCTCAGCGTTCGACGTTTACGAGACGCAGGTTTTCATTGGGCATTTATTTTTTTCTATTTTGTCCCAACGATTGGCTCTCTTGTGTTACTGGTTCTTTATTGCTTACCGACAAAAGAGTCAATAGAAGATAAACAGGTACAGGAGGAAACCAGATGATTATAGTAACAGGAATTGTTTTATTAGGGATAGGCGTTTTATTTGGCTATCATTTCGCCTATTTTCCAAAGATTGGCGAATGGCAACAAAGACAAGCGATCCAAAAATATTTTCAAGTCAAAGGCAACGAATATACCTATTATGCTGAAGATGAGGATAGCTATATCGTCAGTTTGAACAATCAAGAATATCGGGTGAAATTTTCTTTAAATAACCCTATTCAAGTGGTGTATGCGGTAGAAGTGGTGGAAGAAGTGTTTGACTAATGATGATGATTCGATTTACAGAAGTTGATAACATGTCTTTACTAACAGATAAAAAAATTGCATTAGATAAGGCATTTATTCAATTGAAAAGAGAAAATGAAGAGCTATTGGCACGAGCGGAAATTGGCTGGTGTACCTTGGAAATCTACACAGAAAACCATGAAATTCCAGTATTTGAAGGCTCGTATGATTTTCCAGTAGAAGAGTTTCATTTGATTTCATTGATTGAACAATCTTTAACAGAAAATGGGCAATTAAGTGAAGAAGCACAAACCTTTATTCAAACCTTAAATTCCGAATTACCGAAGTTTTATCAAGTAAAGAAAGACCAAAAGAACGAACGTCGACCAACAAAAATCAAAAAGGAAAAGAAAACACCACTTTCTGTAGAAACAGCGTTTACACAAAGCAACGGCTCTCTTCAGAAGAAAAAAATGTCTTTTCAATGGCTTTTGTTTGGATTTATCGTCGTTGTATCTTGTGGTCTTTTTATTATGCAACTTTCAACGCAAAGAGAGATTGAACAACTAACGAAAAAGGAGCACCAGTTACAAGAACGCATTGCATTTGCGGAAGAACTTGCGACAAAACAACCACAAATTGATACATTTAGTCGTTATTTTATTACGAATTATTATTCGGGTGAAATGGCAGAAGAACGGTATAGGAAAAAGCTTCAATCGTTTCTAACGGAAAAAGTTGCGAAACAAATCAGTCCTCAAAAGGAAAAAGTCAAAAGTATTTTATCCTGGGAAATGAAGAAAGAAGGCAAGCATTGGCAAATTGCGTATGTCATTACATTGGAAACCGAGAAAAAGACACAAGAAACAAAAAAAGTGTCTTTTCAATTGGAAGAACAGGAAAAAAATTATCTAGTTTCCACGCTTCCCGAACTAGATGATTTTGAAATAAATCAATAAATAAGAGAAGAGGAAAAACACATGAAAAAAATGATTTTAGGAAGTTTATTTAGTGCAACTGTATTGCTAGGTATGGTAGGAACCAGTGCGTATGCAGATACTACGTCACCAGGTGATCCAAGTGTACCACCGACAGAAATTATTCCACCAACGGAAGAAACACCTGAAGTTCCTGAAGAACCTGTTTTACCACCAACAGATGGAGGAGAAGAAACCCCAGAAATTCCCGAAATACCAGAAACTCCTGAAACCCCAGAGATTCCACCAACGGAAGAAAATCCAGATACAGGTGGAGGCACAGAAACGCCTGAAGTACCAGAAAATCCAGATACTGGCGGAGGGGAAGGAACACCTGAAGTTCCACCCGTTGAGGAAAACCCAGGAAATGGTGGTAATACAGAGACACCAGAAAAGCCGTCGAATCCAGGAGGCAATGAAGGAAATACGACTCCTCCAACGACACCACCTACCAATAATGGGGGGACGAACACTACGCCTCCAGTACAGGACGTCGTAGTAAAACCAGATGGAAGTATTGGCAGCCAACAAACAGGTGGACAAAATGTTCAAATTGAAACCAATAATGCGTCTGAATTAACCCATATTCCAACACCAAGTACACCAATTGAAACAGCTTCAGGAGAAAAAATTGTCTCCGTCGTTGATGGTGTCGCTTATAAAGAATCAGGAAATGGCTTGACGCCCATTTCAGACAAGGTCGAACAACTTCCAAGCGGAAATATTGCGGTGAAAGGGTCTGATGGAAAAATGAAAGTATTGCCTAAGACTGGCGAAGAAGTGTCTCTCGTTGCGACAGCACTTGGTGGATTATTGGCTTCAGGAAGCGGTTTTGCTTTTTGGCGCAAAAGAAAAGCAACACAAAAAATGAACTAAGCGAATGAAGGATCAAACATGAAGAAAAAACTTCTTTTATGGTGTGGGTTCGGTTGTCTACCCACACTATTACTATGTATGTTTGGTTTTCTGTTTATGATACTTTTGATTAGTAGTGGTTCTGAAGAGGAAGAAATCGACTGTAGTCCAACCGAAATTGTCGCAAGTACTATCTCATTAACGAACCAAGGCATGGAGACAAACGGGCTTCAAATTGCAAAGGAAGTACAAAAACATATTCCAAATACGACATTAGAGGGTCTAGCGGGTATGTTAGGCAATTTTCAACAAGAGTCGAGTATGAGTCCCACAGCGATTGAACGACCAAACGATCCATTATCTGGGCATGGGATTGCACAATGGACGGCAGGGCGAACGACTGCTTTGAAAAATTTTGCCAAAGAGCGAAACAAAGAGTGGTCAGATTTAGGTGTACAAGTTGAGTTTTTGATTCATGAACTAAACACAACAGAAAAAGCTTCACAAGTTGCATTACAAGCAAAAAGCGTAGAGGAAGCAACAGAACAGTGGCAAGTGAAATTTGAGCGTGCAGGGATACCAATGATGGGGAATCGTATTACTTTTGCGAATCAATGGTACGCAAAACTAGGAAAGAATGACAGTGATCCCGTCGCTTCAATTACATTAGAAAATGGGGCAAACGCAGGAAGTAAAGACTTGACCGATTATTGTCTAGAAACAACAGGAACAAGCAGTTCTTCCGATAGTAATGTATTAAACGTAGCAAAAAGTCTGATTGGTTATTTTCATTATTCACAACCGCAACGGGCACAATTTGGTAGTGTCGAAAATCCAGATAAAAATGGCTATGCCGATTGTTCGAGCTTTGTGTGGCTTGTTTTAACGAAAGCAGGGTATAAAACGCCTGCGAACGTTGGGTGGTTTACCGGCTCAATGACGAGCGACGCAAGAGGAAGTAAGCAATACTTACAAGAAATACCTGAGAGCGAGGCAAAAGCTGGCGATATTATCATTGTGAACTTAGGTTCTGGTGTGGGAAATGATGGACACACAGCTGTTTTAGCGGAAGATTGGCATGGACTTTCTACGAAAGTAATCGAACAAGGGGGAATGAATACTAACGGTGTAGGTGAAGGGCAAGTCAATTTATCCTTTGGGTATTTGCTTAATGGTGGTGATATTTGTTTTGCTCGACCGATAAAGAAATAAGAGGTGTCAAATGAAGAAACGATTTATTTATGTTTGTGTAGGCGGATTGTTCTTATTTGGTGTAGGCAGTACATTTTTTCTTATTCATGAAAAGCTACAGCTAACAGCAAAGGAAGAGAAACTGACGGTGGAGATAAACAAGTTCCAAGAAGAGAAGAAAGGACAGGAAGACCTTGTAACGTCACTCAAAGAACAACTTCAACAAGTAGAAAGCGAGGTCACGACGTTAAAAAAAGCAAATGAAGAATTGAAAAACAATGATTCAACAGAAAAAGGAAACATTCAAACCTTTCAAAAAACAGTGACAGAAGCGTTCGAGGTTCTGTTTAATTATGAGCCTGATTCTTTTCAAGAACGAAAAAACAATTGTGCACCATATCTTTCTGACAAACTGATGAAGCAATATTTCAAAGAAGGCGTTTCCTATGGTGATTCAAACGGGGTGTCTTCTGAATTAGAGAAATGTTCTGTTTATTTAAAAAGCACACAAAAAGCGACTATCCAAGGGCTCGTTGTGGTGTCGTATCGCAATAAAATTGGTGATAGTTCCTGGAATAATGCCATGAATATTTTTGACGTAACCTTTGATCCAGCGTCAAAGAAAATCACGTTTATGCAAAATTTGGGAAGTAGCTTTAATCAACAGCTTTTAGAAGAATAAGAAAAGGAGAAGGTTATGGAGAGACAAGAATCAATAAGAGAGGTACAAGAAGTACCAACAGAACAAGCAAAAGAAACCCAAGAAGGACGTTCTTTTTCTTATGGAAAGAATTTTTCTTTTTTACGCCCGTCGATTCAAATCAGTGTGTTCGTTTTGTGGCGGATACACAATAATCGGTATTCGGTAGGCAGTCAACTATTTTATCAAGAAATTTGTCATGCTTTATCAAAAAAATACAGTCAAAATGCCTACAAAGAAGCACTTGCCTTTTTGGAGGGGGCAAGTGTGGTTGTCCACGAAGTAGTGATTGTGGACAAAATACCGAAATTATTGTTAGAACGGTATGGCATTTCTCATGAGTAATGCAAAATTTAATCCACAAGCGTTCCAAACTAAGCCACCGAAACAACAGAAGGAAAAGAAACAAAAGAAACGTTTTTTGTTCCAAAAAAAGAAAACAGAACCGTCAGATCGAATGATCCAATTTTCGCAAAAAAGTGCCATGAGTGTATTTTCAGGCGCTTTTTTTTGTTTGTTTCTGTTAATGGGTGTCGTGCTCCTCCTAAACTTTGGACGAGTGGATACATTAACGCGTTTAGCAGTGAAAAAACAAGTCAATCCAGAAACATTGTTAACTGAAGTCAACCAAACCTTGTCTTCTACGGAACAATTGAAGTACGAGGGACAACATTTTATTGAAAGGTTATTTACTTATTCGCCAGAAAAACGAAACGAATGGGAGGCTTCCGTCAATCATTATTTAGCACAAGGATTGGAAGCGTCTGATCTAGGCTTTGTAACGACGGCTACCAATCGAGTAGCGAAAGATGTTCGCTTTATTAAACTAGAAGAAATCGATTTGACACAAGCAATGTATCGCCTATTTTATGAGGTTACTTTTACAGAAGGAGAACATTGGAAAAGCAGTCAACTTTCTTTTCCAGTCAGTTATCAAAACAATGTTTTAAAAGTACTTGATGGCGTTCAATTTTTGAATCTTTCTGAGAGTAAGAATACCAATTCTGTGAACTATCAGGAAAATCGATTTTATTCTTCTGGGCAAGCGGTCACTGAAAGCGAAGAAATCAAGCTGGAAGCATTTGTGAAACGGTTTTTTGAGTTATATGTCAAAAATGATGAAAAATTGGCATTGATTTCTAACGAAAAAGGGTTAGAAGGCGGCGAATTGATCAATGTACAACTGGATCATGCAGTAAAAAATAAAGAAGGAAACTACTTTTTGCAAGGGAAGTATCGTTTCTATTTTGAGAAAGGAAACGAGTTCCAATCAAACTTTTCAATGGAAGTAAAAACAAGTGGCGATAGTTATTTTGTTACTACGTTAAATGAATAAAATGAACTTAGAGGAGAATGGAAATGAAACTTTTTGATCTTAAATCGTTATTTGATGATGTATCTGGACAAGTCATTTGGCTATTGGCAATCGTTGCGATTGTTCTAATGGTTGGTGCTTATGCGACCCAAGGCTTTGCGCGGGCAGCGTTTGCCATTATTGGCGTCTTTATTTTGATAATGCTCGTCTTATTGTTATCGAATGCCGTTGATATTGGTGAATGGCTAAAGAACATTATCTTTATTAAGGATAGTGAAGAGAACGTGGGGGTAACGCAAATGATTGTGCCCTGGATACAATTATCATAAGAAAAAGACAAACTGCAAAAGCGATCAGAAGATTAGAACTTCTGGTCGCTTCTTTTTTTGTAAAAGGAGGTAGAGTGAACATGGAATACAACTATACAAAGGAGTTTAAGCACCCTCACAAAATTTACGGGATTAAAGGACAAAAAATTCCCTGGATTTCTAATGGCATTCGCATGGAACAATTAGTCATAGGTGGGGTATTTCTCTTCATTCTTTTGATCCTATTTTTGATTGCGTATGTGAATCAAATTAGTTTCTTGCAGACACTGTTTCGAAAGTCCTGGTTGATTATGATTTTTGGGATTGGTGTTCTCGTTTGGACATTGTTTTCAATGAAATGGGACAATAAACACTTTTTCGAGTATTTAATTGGGCGAACGTCCTATTATCAGAAACGGAAACAACGCTTTGAACATGAAATGTATGTGCCGTTTTTCCATGAAAAAGTGACGTATTCCCTACACAAATGGAAGGAGTGAGTCGAGTAAATGGCGTTTTTGTTTCTTTTGGTCGTCTTTATTATCGGGATTTGGCAGTTCAAAAAGAAAAAAACGAAGCTTCCTCGATTAGAATTTCCGATAGACGCCATTATCCGAAATTTTGTTTTGACCAAAAATGATGATGTGTGGGTAGGCTATCAACTTTCTTCCCAAGTATTTCCTTTAAATGACATTGATTTTTTCAAGAACTATCTTCAAGATGGCGAAGGCATACTTGGACATGATGAATATGACTATCATTTTATCAATATTCCACGTCAATTTAACCTAGATACGCACATTGAAGAAACCATTCGAGATTTGGTAAAGGGAGAATGCGCAGATCTTGGGAAAGTGTACTTTGAACAGGCAGGAAAGATTTTAAAAGACGAAGTGCAATTAAACGAGTATCGAACGTATCTGTTTGTGCGTTTCACTACAGAAATGAAAGTGTCTGATCCGATCGAATATTTTCAATTGCTTAAGCATGTTTTTAAAAAGTTTATCTATCGTATTACGGGACAACGAGTTCCTATAAGTAGTGTGTTACCAACGTATGAAACATTAGAAAAGGAGCTCTATACGGAATTGTCCAATTATAAGCCGATAGAGCGCTTATCTGCCCAAGAGATTGGACAAATTTATTATTATTTTTTCCATCGATCAGAAGAAAAATTGCCTGAAAGACAGCTTACGCCAATGGAAATTTGCGAGGGCGTCATTTCGAATGAAGCAGGATACATTGCGATTGAACAGTTGAATCAAACGCATTATTCGACGTTTTTAAGTCAAACGGACGCTCCTTTAGCCATGTATGGGAGTAGCTTTATTCAAAATCTTCAGGATAGCTTATCTTTTCCAATTGATACGCATATTCGACTTCGATTTGAGCATTCAAAATCTGATGAACGAAAAATTAATAAAATGGCTGGACGGATTTATGAACAAGAAAAAGAATATGAGACCGTTGACGGCATTTTAGATTCAGACGATGTATTAAATTTTGGTACAGAACGGTTAATGGATGTAAAAGATAAGCTGAAGCGCAAAGAAAAACGATTGTGTTATTCTACCGTCACGCTGGTTGTATCTGCTTCTTCAAAAGAAGAATTGGAAGAACGAGTCAAAGATATTGAATTTGCGATTGAGTCTACAGATTTCAAATTTTATCGATCGGTAGCGGATCAGCTAACGTTGTTTAATCAATGCTTAATTGGAAGTACGCAACGTTTTCGTAGTTACGAGCAGGTCGCTACGACAGGTTTTGTGGCAGATTATGGCTTGGACTTAAAGAAAGAAGTAGGAAATAAGAAAGGATTTCCTTTAGGACGGATTGTTATTGCAAAAAAGTTTAAATCTGCGAAAGAAGCGTTAGCGCTATCTAGTAAACTAGTATGGTATTATCCCAATTTAACAAAGAAAAGTATTGAAGGCGCGGAACATACCAATGGAAATACGTTGATTATTGGTCCACCAGGTAAAGGAAAATCGGTCCTTGTAAAATATATTTTTTTATGGCTGATGTTTTTAGGTCAAAAAATTCTTTATATTGATCCGAAAAATGAAACCCAAAAGTTCTTTTTAAAGGCACTTGAAAAATTCGGACACATACCAGAGTTTGTGGCTATGTATGAACGAATTAATTTTATTTCGTTATCTTCAGATGAAAGCTGTCGAGGGATGCTTGATCCTCTATTGTTTTTACCAAAAGAAGAGGCAATTCAAACCGCTAAAAATGTGTTAGGAATGTTAGGAGAAGTAGATACCAATCGAGAAACAGCGAGCCACAAGAAAACGGTGATCCAAGACGCCATCGATGTAGTTTACACCATGCCAGGTAAGCATTCGTTAAGTCAAGTTATCGAAGAAATTCGAAAAAGTGACAAAGAACTAGCTAAATTGATTTTAGGGCATAGCGTTGGTTTAGGAAAGATTCTCATTGGGAATGAGCACAGTACGCCGATACGTTTTGATTCACAAATCAACGTGTTAGGGACACAAGGAATACGCATTCCGACACAAAAAGAGATTGATTCGGGTCGATTAAATAGCGAACAACTTGCAGGAATGGCAATTATGGAAGTCATTATGAAGTTTACGTATATCTTTTCTACAAACAAAGAAGAAGACGCTGCGATTATTTATGACGAGGCAAAAGGGTATGAAGATACCGCACAAGGAAGCTATTTGATTGATGATAGCTTGCGAAAAGGACGTGCGAATAATACGGATATTTACCTTGTTGTGCAAGCGTTTAAAGATTACGATCAAGAAGATAAAAAAGAGTTAATTTCTTACAAATTTGCGTTTCGTCCGAAACAAAAAGAAGCACGAGAGAAACTATTGTCCTTCTTTGATATGGAAGTGAATTCAGCCAATTTAGAAATGATGGAACAATTACAAACAGGAACCTGTTTATTCCAGGATCATTTGGGAAGAAATCAACCGATTGCCATTGATGTGTTGTTTGATAGTTGGTTATTGGCTGTTTCTTCTACTGAAAATCAAGATGAAAAAATTCAAGCAATGTTAGAAAATGAAAAACAACGATAAAACAAAAAAGAGGTGGTTTTTTTGCGAAAAAAATCTCTGAAATGGTGGACGCTCCTTTTATTAGGGGGTCTTTTTTTCTGTCTACAAGGGGCTACTGTTTCTGCCGATCAAATGAATGATGGTGCGGGTGTCACTGAAACCGATCGTTCTGAAGGAGAGAATGCCAACGATAAAGTAGAAGTAAAAGAAGTAACGACTGATGTGGATCAATTGTATAAAAATTACAAAAAGAATTCGTTTGAATTGATGACCAATGACTATGAGTCAATGAACCTTAAAAAAAAGCTATCGTACAATGTTGCAGGAGTGATGAAAAATTTTGTTTGGAGTGGCGTAAAAATGTTAGGAGAATTCAATGCTTCAATGGTTGAATTTCTCTTTGAATTAGATATTATTTCCGCCATTCGAGAACCCATTCAAAACTTAACACAAAAAATTGCGGACAATATGTTAAGTATTGCAGGAACTATTGGAATCAGTTTTTCGGCAATTATGATGGCAATCAAATATGCTGGAGAGGCTCGAATGAAACAAGCACTCCGTGTCTTTCTTATGACGATCCTTATTTTTACTGGGTTAAGCGTATTAAAAGATTCTGGGACAAATAAGAATCTTTTTGATGTTCTTTTTTCTTTAGATTCTACAGTGGAAACGGCGTTCGTGAAGGTCAATCCAGTGTTAACACCTGAAGAAGAAACAAATTATGAAACAAAAGAAACAGAAGAGGTAACAGCGGATAAAAAAGTGGAAACGGCAGGCAAATTGATGGCGGCTCGGGTCTTTTATAGTAATGTTTATGAACCATATCTGTTGTTAAATTATGGCACAACCAATGTAGACACAATTCGTGAGAAGAAAGTCAAATATGCTGGAAAAGAATATGATCGAATCAATCTTTTATTGGACAATGATTTAGGTACAAAAATAGGGGAGAAAATTCATGACAAAGTCACAGAGTATGAAGCAGATACACTGAAAAACAAGAACATACAATATTACAATAGTTGGAAAAATACAGCATTTGCCTTGTTTTATTTTGTCGTGAATCTGATTCAAACCGTTGTTTATTTTGTCTTAAGTATGTTTCGATTGATTATTGGAACTATGCAACTATTGTTAGTACCGATGTTGCCGTTCTTACTTTTTTTAGGATTGTTTCTTGTCACAATGAATGTGTTTGGTAACTATGCCAAAGTTTTTGGTATTTTGACGTTTTTAAAAGGAATGACAGGTTTTGCATGTATCCTTTTTTCTTCTTTTCTTAGTTACGGGTTCCAATTAAGTAGTACACAAGACGATCCATGGGAAAAAATTCTCTTGATCATTGTTTATTTGTTTGCGCCGTTGGGAATTTATTTGTTCCGAGGCTTTTTAGGCAGTCTATTTACTGGAAGAATGGGTGTTCGAGGAGCGTTAGCTTTTGCGGGAAATCCATTTGGGGCAGAAGCAAAATTGAGAAGGGAAGCCAAACAACGGTTGAAAGAACGCAAAGAAGCGAGAAAAGCACAGAAACAAAAAGAAAAAGAAAACGCACGGAAGAGACAAGAACGTCAACGAAAACGTGGGGGTGGCTCAGACGTTCGTATGCCACAAACGGCGAAACAAGCCACACGAAGTGCTTTTCGGCGTGAATCCGCACAACAACCTCGTCATAAAGCACCAAATCGTATGGAACGTATGGCACAAAAAGCAAGAGACTTGCATGATCAAGCGAAACAAGCAGAAGAGCAAAGTCAAGAACGTATGCAACGAACAGCAATGGAGAAACAGGCAAGAAAAACAGCCGATTTATTACAACGAGAATTGCAAGGCAATCCTAGTCTAAGAGAAAGAAGTAGAAAAGGTGCGTCTCGTAGTCCGTATCGCAATCAGGGTTCTGCAATGGTGGTGTCATTAGCGAATCCAAAGCAAAAACACAAGTCTTATGGCCAGAAGCATACGCCTAGAACAGAATTGAACGATCGAAAACGTCGTCAGGGACAAACAAGTCGTCGTCGGAAGGAGGCACTTACTCCCGTAACAAAAACAAGTTCGATGAAAACCCGGACAGTTGCAGGACAAAAACATGCGGTACAAAAACCACTAAGAAAAGGGAATGTACCACGAGCAACAGGTTCTACCACACCGAAATCTGTTCGACGTCCAGAGGGGGTTCGGGAACATATGTCAGCAGTCAATCGAGTAACAGCACAAACCAAAGCGCCTTCAACCGTATCTAAAGCATACTCAACCATGAAACAAACAAAATCACCAAAACAAGCACCGAAGACACGGAGTGAGTTTCGAGCAACTCAAGCAAAAATGAAACGAAAACGAGAAAAACAACCGATTTATCGAAGAGAAATGAAACAACGAAAACGATAGGAGGAAATCGATAGTATGATGAATGCACCAAAACGACCGACACATTTTGAGCAAATGTTTTCTGTCGATCGCAAAAGAAAACAAGAAAAAGAAACGCCAAAAAGTCGGTTTCAACAACTTTATTTTATCGTCACTTTATTAGGTGTTTGTCTATATCCATTTTTTATTGTAGGCAGTATTCCTTTAGCGATTGTCTTTATGATAGATAAAAAAGAGACACGTGCACATATTTATGACTTTGAGTATGAGAGCTTCTTAAAACGAAGAAGCTCTCTTTTTTTTATTTTTGCGTTAGGTTTTACGCTATTAAATCTATTTTGTTTTATTTTTGTTCTTCCTAGAGGGTATTTGTCGTGTTACTTATTATTTCCATTAAACTTGTTTTCTCATGCGTTGCAGTTTAATGGACAAACGATTTTTGCCCTCCTTTTAGGTGGGACAGGTGCAGGAAGTTGTTTGATTGCGTATGCGTCTTTTATTGAAAAAAGAAAAGTTGTTTCAAAGAAAGAACGGCAAACAGCTTTGCTAAATAGTAAAGAATACAAGGAACGTCGGAAGAATAAATTTCAGGAGTCCCAAAAATATACAGCAGAGTATCAGCAAGCGTACCAGGTAGCAATTGTCATAAAAGACGTTGCTTTGCGGAATAAACAACTGGCTTCATTAGCCAAAGTGATTCTATTAGGAACAGATGAGTATGGGCTCCCTTATGTGATGAACTTTAGTGAATTGAACCAACATGTGATTATTCCAGCGACTACAGGTTCAGGAAAAACGACGGTGATCCAATTACTAGCAGAACATGCGTGTAAGTTTCGTATCCCCGTTATCTTAGTCGATGGGAAAGGAGCAGGAGAGACTTTACAAGCGTTAAAAGAAGTGGCAGAGGCATACAATCGCCCGATTGAAGTCTTTGTGGACGGTGGCGATTTGCGTTATAATCCTGTAAAAAATGGCAATGATATTGCCATTCGAGATAAATTAACCAATCTAGCAGAAACAGAAAGCGTGTATTATTCGACAGCAGCCAAAGCGTTATTACAGGTAACGATTCAGCTTTTAGACGAGTTCCAAAAGAGCCATAAAATTGAAAGAAATCTAGTTTGGTTACAACATTATTTATTGCCACGAAACGTCTTACATTTGTTTGCGGATCGTATTCAGTTGAAAAATCCAGATTTATTTAAAGAAAAAGTGGTCGTAGAAAAGAAGAAAACCACGAAGAAAAAAACGAAAAAGAATGAAGCGATGGACAAAACAGAACGTGATTTTGCCGATGTGGAACAGTTAAGTGAAGAGCGAATCGTTGAACATGATCGTAAAACCGTTGACTTAGAAACGTATTATCTATTATTAAAAGAAAACATTTCTCTCATGACAGAAATCGAGCAAACGTTGTTTAAACGGTTGTTTGTTCGTTACGAACATAAGAAGAACCCGTTTTATTTGTATGCGACTTCTGAGAATTTACAGACCAATATCAATATGTTATTGGATAGTGAGCTTGGTGAACTCTTTGATACTTCTGGAGGAAAAAGAGAATTAGATATTCAAGAAGTTGTTAAAGAAGGAAAGATTGTTTATATCTCGTTAAACGGATTGATTTATAGTGAGTTTATTCGGACATTGGCTCAAATGCTTGTGGGAGATATTAATTTCTTTGCGTCAGAAGTGTATAAACAAGCAGGAGAAACAGCCAATCGCTCGAAAGTCCTAGTAATATTTGACGAACCAGCTTCTTATCTAAATGATAACCTTATAGACTTAGTCAATAAGGGACGAGGCGCTGGGGTGCATGCGGCGTATGCCCCTCAAACGCTTGCGGACATTGATAGAATTGATCCTGTCCTTCGAAAACAGTTGATTGGGAATGTGAATACGTTCTTTATTGGGAAGACAAATGACCCGACAGAAATTGATTATTGGGCAGATTTAATGGGGACAGAAGAAGACATTGAATTAACGGAAATGACGACACAAGAAGCAGGTTATTCTGATATGGGAAAGGTTGATTGGACAGGAGAAAGAGGCACGAAACGAGACGTAGACCGCTTTAAATTCAATCCGAATCGCATTCGAGCATTGAGAACAGGCGAATTTGTGGTGTATCGAACAGCTGAAGACGTCCAGGAACCACCGCGAGTCGTCTATATTCGGAAACCAAATTTGGAGAAACAATATGCGAAATAAGAAAGTTATTGTTAGGATACTTATTGTTAGTTTCCTCTTATTTGGTTGTTTTAAACTGATAAAAACTAACGAAGAATCAAATGGAAAACTAATCAATAGTAATTTAGAAGAAGTACTAGAACTTCAAAAAACGAATCAATCATTTTTTGTGTATCTAGCAAGAAATGATTGTAAAAAATGCCAAGAAGTTGAATCTTTCTTGGAAAGATACGACAAAAAATTCTCTAGGAATGTATATCGAATTGAAACAAGAAAAGAACCAAGACAAGAAGAACTTCAAACTTTTTTACAACGTTACCATGTTAAAAGTGTCCCAAGTTTTCTCGTGATTCATGATAGAAACGTCAAAAAAATTGAGAGAAAAACATTCTTTTTTGAAAAGACATTGAATCAATTTCTTCCTAATTTTTAGTGAAAATTGAAAGAGAATACGTTGAAAAAAACAAAAAATTGTTATGAGTTCAAATTTTTTTCGATCGTATTTGTTTTTCTTTTGAAACAAATTCACTCATTTTTTGAGCAAAAATGTTTCAAAATTTGAACAAAAACCAATTGAAAATTGAAGCAAATTTCACTCGAATTGAATCGATTTTGAGCTAAAATCAATAGAAAAAATAAACGTATTTTGTTTGAAATCCGTTTATTTTTTTTACGTTTCAGTATTAGTAAGGATTATTTGAGGGTTATTTAGAGATTATTTAAAGGTTATATGTAATAAGTGGGGGGAGGGCTGTCGGCGCTTGGTATGAAAGGCATTCTCCGACTTCCAGGTTTTTGACCATTTTCTCTCAACGTGGAAAAACCGCCACTTATGAGAGAAAATGGTCAAAAACCTAAGCGGGAAGTCTCCGAATAACATACCAAGCGCCGACAGCCAACAGATAAAGAATACACTACTAAAAATAGTAGTAGCATAAAATTTAAAAGGGAAAAAATCAACCCCTACCCCAGTCTTGGGGTCTCAAAACTAACTCCCCCCTAACCCCCTCTTTCAGCCTCTTTTGAAAGAGGGGGAGAATCAACCCCACGGCCAACGCCCCAGTGTTCTTGGGGCTGTCCAGAACAGAAACTTGCGAGAGAGTGGGGGTAAAACAAGTGTAGAGGAAACTTGAAGACTTGTTCGAACAGAAACTTGCGAGAGAGCCGGAGTAAAACAAGTGTAGAGGAAACTTGAAGACTTGTTCGAACAGAAACTTGCGAGAGAGTTGGAGTAAAACAAGTGTAGAGGAAACTTGAAGACTTGTTCGAACACAAACTTACAAGAGAGGGGAGTAAAGCAGTTGCAGAGGAATCAGGAAGATTTGTTCGAACAGAAACTTGCAAGAAAGCATTATTAAATTGAAGGTGATGAAATATGAAGTATTTATTGCATGGCTATTTTATTGATTATTCTACTCGCAATAGTAGTACTTTAGCGATTCTATGTTTGCTTCATGAATTGAGAGTGGTTACTAGAAAACAGCTATACAAACTATTGAATTTTGACAGATCAATTAGTAAACAAGGAGTAACGAATGCTTTAGTGAGATTATATGAAAAACAGTTAATCGATCGAAAAAAATATGGAACAGAAATGTATTATTATTTGACGAAAGAGGGACATCAAAGCATAGGTGGGTATTATACGTTGCCGAAAGTTCCTGAATATAATTTGAATCACCATTTACAAATTAACAATTATTTGATTAAAGGAATGGCATTGGCAAAAGACCACCCACATTTAAAACGGATTATTTCAGAAAGACGTACCGTCTATGAAACGAAGGATTTAAATCCTAAGACAAAAGGAAGAAAATTTTTTGTGCCAGATTTTATTTTTCGTTTTCGAGACAAAGAAAATCATGAGATCAATTGGTCCTTTGAAATTGAGCTAACGTTGAAAACACGTCGTCGCTACCGTGAAGCGATTTTTCCGAAATATATTCGTGAGTTGCGAACACGTCCTGAATCACATTTAATTTATGTGACACCTAGTGGCGCAATTCAAGAAGAACTTCATGCGTTTAAGCGTATTTTTTTCAAGCGCGAAACTGAAAAAGATGCGAGTCAACAAGAATTGTTTGAGCGGTTGCATATTTTTTCAGCTTTAGAGTTTGAAGAGGGATTAAAAGCATTATTAGAGAATGATCCAGCAGTCAATTGGCGGACAGTAGAACGAGAAAAAATTTATCCGAATGGCGCTGTTCAAAGTCGTTTGAATTTATTTGAAGAATCAACTGAAAATGAGGAAAAACCAAAAGTGAAGTTTACGCCTGAAGTATTGTAAAAGAGGGTGTTCGCTTCGCTCTTTTTTTGTGCCAGTTTGCTGGCACCGTTCAGACGCAAGCGTCTGAACCGGCTCGTTTTTAGGAAGGACTAACTTGTTTGATTTATCCGTTGTCAAAGAAGTGGACGTTCGAGAGTCCCTAATCGTATAGCAGTCATTCGGCGAGTATAACCTAAAACATAACCTGCCAATTGCCAAGGGTAAAATGCACGCTGCGCGCCCTTGGCAATCGTCAGAACATGTTTTCGAGCCGGTTATGCCGAACGACCGCTATACGAAAAGGGCCTCTAAACAGAAGTCCACTTTGATCCTTGACAACTGAAACCCAAAATCAAACAAGCAGGCCTTCGTCTAAAAACGAGCCGAATGAAGACCTTGGGGGTTGCACCCCCAAACCCCCGTGCCCCCGACACACTACCGAAAAGGTGGGGGTGGGTGGCGAAAAAATCAAATAAAACATTCTATTCAAGAAAGGAAGAAACAACCATGACAACTAAAAACGAGCAACTGAAAGAACAGGCAAGAAAAGAGTTGCAAGAAAGAGGTTTGATTATTGAGGGGAGCTTTGAAGGAGATTTTGAAACCTATATTGGTTGTTATGCAAGACCGATAAACAAACCTACAGCCTTAGACCCAATGAACGAACAAGAAGTAAAAGAACAAGAAAAACATGCAGTGAATGGTTTTCCGCAAGATTTCACTGAATGGTATGAGTGGGAAATTAACAACGGGAAGCTTGAAAACTTCTTATAAAAGTCAGATGACGTGCAAAGAGAATGATTCTCTTTGTACGGTAAAAATATAAAGAAAGAAGGAAAAAGAAAATGGCAAAAAACACACCTTATCAAGTAGGAGACATTTTTTATAGTAGTTGGGGCTACGAACAAACGAACGTGACTTTTTGGCAAATTGTGAAGTTAACAGAAAAAACAGCATGGTTTCAGCCTATTCAAAAGAAAACGGTCGAGCATTATTCGTCCATGAGTGGAAAAGTTGTTCCAATGAAAGACAAGTTTATAGAGTATCCTTTAGCAAAAACTAAAGACAGTATTGTAAAAAAACGAATTGATCCAGAAACCTATCCTGATATGTTATGTGGTTATCGTAGTTGGGACACGTTTCATAGATATAAAAATCAAGCTGTTTATGAAAGTAGTTATTATTAAGGGGATAGTTTCCCCTTTCAAAAATAATAAATAGAAGAATGGAGAGAAAAAATCATGATGAATTCAGTGAATTTAGTAGGACGGTTAACAAAAGAAGTGGATTTAAAATACACACCAAAAGGCAATGCGACAGGCACATTTATTTTAGCTGTTAATCGAAATTATACGAATGCAAACGGCGAGCGTGAAGCAGATTATATCCGCTGTGTCATTTGGCGGAAAGCTGCGGAAACTTTAGCAAAATATACTGGAAAAGGAAGTTTGATTGGCATTAATGGACGTCTTCAAACGAGGAGCTATCAGAATCAGCAAGGACAGACCATGTATGTTACGGAAGTTCTAGTGACAGATTTCTATTTGTTAGAGAGTAAAGAAATCAATGAGCAACGGTCAAAATCAATGGCGAATAATCAAAATAATTCTTCAATTCCAGGAAATGAGATTCAAATTTCAGATAGTTATTTGCCCTTTTAAGTGAAAAATAATTTTGTTCTATACCTGATTTCTTCAGGTATAGAACAAAAAATAAATAGAGATGAGGCGATTTTTTATGAAAATCATTGACAGTTACGATCAACGAACCATGCAATATTTGGGCTCGTTTGATTATACAGATGAAAATATTATTAATTATGTTGCAAGTTTACCTCCTTATCAAAGCGTTCGCTTGGTAGATTTTGCAAGTGATGAATTGGTATTAACAACGATGGGCAACTTTTTAGATTATGTCGGAGACAAAAAATGGTTGGAAAAAATTTTGTCTAAATTGATTGCGAAACAAACAGGAGAAGAACCCATAAATGCGATTCAATTGTTCAATCGATATGAACAAGAAAACAATGATTAAAGAGGAGAGAAAAAATGAAAAGATTAAAACGAAGTATTTTTATTGTGCTAGCATTGATTGATTTTGTTGGGACAGGTTGTGAAGCAATTGACGTTCAAAAAGCTCCCTTATCGGAAATAAAACAAGCAATAACAAAACAAGATGAAGAACAACCGCTAAATACACAAGTAGAAATAGTGAATCAAAATAAACCGAGTTTTTCTGAAGAAGATTTTTCGTTAGAAAATGGAACCAGGCAATTTTTTTCAGATTTGGATCGTTTAAATCGGGTAGGTGTAGCAAGTGCACTTTTGCATAAAAGCAGGATGCCAACAGAAGAACGAGACCGATTATACATTAAGCCAACTGGCTGGAAACAAAAGAAAATGAAGAATGGCGATTATCTTTATAATCGTTGTCATTTGATTGGCTATCAACGTGCGACAAGTTTCCCCATAAGTATGTAATACGAAACGGGAGGATTAATCTTAAGATTAATCACAACTAACCTATTTGACAGTTGGAATGAAAGCTATCATGTCTGCTGAATCAACTGGTCTGATACTCCTACATGCAATAAAGTCTACTAGGAAGTTATTGTATGAAGCTAGGTAAAGGCGGCAGAACAATTTCTAAGTGTGGAATCATATGAAGTTGGATATGCCGGGACGCTATAAATTACTCAGGGTGAGACTGTTTTTAATTAAACTGACGAACTTGCGAATGTACGGGTCTATAACCGACTTATATTCGAAAGATATAAGATTGCGAATGCAAAGAACATTATCGAAAAGTAAGAATGTTGGTCATGAAATTCGAGATGGAAGACTAGCGGTGTATCTGTCAAGAGTTGGTAAAACATGTTTGATTGATTCAGATGAGAGTGGGAATGCGACAAAACGTTTTACAGAAGAAATAGAGCAACTAGCAGAACTGAATATACGATATTTTTAA